TTTGCAATAGATAATGTTGTTACTGCTACACTTTCTCTCGAATTTAATCCCGGGCCGCCACCACCTCCAGAAATTGTAGCCCATCCAGTGTCATAGTTTGTACCGGATAATTTTACCAATGCTTGCCCAGATGTTCCACCGACAGGAACTCCTGTTCCAGTAGGACCCGTTGGACCAGTAGGACCCGTTGGACCAGTAGGACCCGTTGGACCCGATGACGCTATTACTTCTACTGCACTTGCAATATCATTTTTTAAAACATCATAAGAGACTCTTCGAACTAATTCATTATCAGTGATAACAAACCCAGTTGTTGTGTTTACTGTAGATATAAAAGGAAGTTGGGTTACTTTTGACATATTTTATTCCTCTAATGATGAACCATTTTCATCATCAATTGTATAATAAGAACTATCTAACATATATTTGTTTCCACCATAATAATAAACATCAGGTAAAGATGCATTCTTGTATCTTAAGAATTCAGCTTGTACTACTGGACTTGTTAATAAGGATTCAGTACCTGTCCATATAGATCCTTTCTTTTGAACAATTGTTATATCTGTACCAGTTGTTATTGACTGCTGTAAGCTTAAAATAATTTCTTGCGTTGATGTATTTACTATAAATTCCGGAGGAAGCGTTTTCAAACTTGCAGGTGTATGGTTGTATGATACTGTTAAATCATGTACAACTAAAGGTGTTTTACGTAATTGACGACCACCATAATACACTTGGATTTGATCTACCGCAGAAACTCCATTTGTTAAAATAATACCATCACCAGTTAATATAGAAGTCGCTGTACTAATTACATATGTATTAGTATTTGATGACGGAATTGTTTGAACGTAGGTATTTTCAACATAAGGAATTGTTTCATGCATACTTTGATCAATTACCGTAGTACCGGGTTGAGAAACTTTTGCAGGTCCTGTACCTAATGTACTTCTACGTAATTGACGTAAAATATTTCCTGATTTTTCAAAAAACTCTATTCTTTCGCCGTCAATAATAACAACTCCTGGATTGTTTAATCTTGGATCAGGCGTAATTAAACTATCTGTATTATCGACATGAATCTCTGTATCCGACGATTTTAATTCTTTTGTTAGGAATGTTGAATAATATTTTGATAATCTTCTATAAGATAATCTATCAAAAATATCCTTAAACACTCTAAAACCTAAAACTTCGTCATTTATGGAAGGTTCCGCAAAAGTTGAAATTAAGATTTTATCAGTATCAATTGTAACAATCCATTCATTAAATTGAACTGTTCTTAAGTCAGACATTATTTCAAAATCGTGTCTATGTATTAATGGAATACCATTTTTATATACCCAAACATAATTGTCATTTAAAATAGGTCTGCTTAATGTATAACGATTAATTGCATTAGGATTAAATTTTTCTGTATGCATTAATAAATCGTCATGATCTGTGAATGTTATAACTTTAACATCAGCATTAACTAACGACGTGCTAAATGTTAATGTATTATTATTAATGATATAGTCGTAATCTTTTAATCCCATAACTGCAACTGCATCACCATTTTGCAATAATTGATTAGTTATAGTAACTGTACAATTTGCAGTATTAACAGTATAATCAAAATTTAAGCGTAATTCAGTACCGTTTCCGTATACACGAACTTCGTTTTCTGCATAATAACCAGAAGGTCTATTATTCTTACTATCAATACTAAATGTAAGTTGATTATTTTGAATTACATAGTAACTTACCCAAGGCGGTGATAATCTACGTCTTGTATCATCTGTTGATGTTTTTACTTCAACAATTGCATTTGCACTTTCAGGTTTGATATTAGCAGGAGGTACAGATAATGTTAATGATCCTGCGCTAACATTTGTAAAATATTCTTCACTAAATGTACTAAATGTATCAAAGAAAGAATTAAAGAACCATGCTTGAATATTATTAGATCCTGTAGACATGTTATAAATTTTTACACATGCTCTATTATTTTCGCTACTAACATTTGTTAACATGAATCCATAATTTGATGTTGTAGTAACTTCATTAATTCTAACACCATTAACTAATACATAGGCTATATTAACGTCGTTAATACTAGCTGCACTTTCAACTATTGTAGATGAAGTATTTTCAACAAAAATCATCCTACTGTCTAATAAGTTTTCACCACCTAAAGTCATTGCAGTATAACCAATTCTTGCCCATTCTAATTGAGGTGGAATTTTAATATTAGAACCTTCAATAAAATATTGATTTGTATCTGTGAAAGTTTCATTGTCGACTCTATTAAATATTCTGTCTCCTGAGTAAACCATTAATCCAAACGGTGATGGATCAGGGTCAACAGTTAATGTATGAGTATAGATTGTGTTTGTTGAAGAGGGGAACGCACCTGTTACTATAACAGGAGAAGTAGTTTTATCTTTTGTATAAACATTTATACCTATACTATCTAAAGTATGTCCCGGTACTAATTCTTCGGGCCCGAAATTATTATTAACACTTAAGAATTGTTCACCGTTTACAATATCAGGATTAACTCCGAACGCTCCTGTGAAATTTGTACCGGACCAAGAACCACCTGTTAACACAGTATCAACAATATGCGGTAACTTATTTGTTTTCCAAAATTCTATTTTTGGATCTGTAAATAGCTGAATATCTATTGTACTAGTCGGTTCAGATAATACATTAACAGTTATTATTGCTCTATTATTTGTATCTGTGGATAACACATAATACGGCGAAGTTGCCGAGTTTGCTGTAATTGTCGATGAATTAACTTTAACATCATAACGAGAAATATTGCTTTCTCTAGTTAATGTTTGAATAATTGCTGTACTAGTATTTGTTACTGTTGTAACAACTCTATTAATTAATACAGATGTTTGCTCTATAGTAGTAATAATACTCGAAACTTTAGCATTAGCCGATGCTAATGCCACAACTGTAGAGGTTGATAAAACGGACGATGCGGTAACAATAAATGTATCATTACTGTCAATTCTATTAATTAGATATTGTCCATTAAATCCAGCCGGTGTTATGCCAGATAAAGTTACAATATCACCAACGTACAAATTACCATTAAATGGTATTGTTGTTCTTACAATAATATCTGCTCCGACATTTGTTCCTGTTGATCGAGCAGTTAAAATATTATAAGACGGATTACTAATTACAATCGAGTTAGTTGCAGACGAAACTGATACAACTACAGTATCAGTTCTAATAAAATTAGTAGAGGAACTTAAAATATTTAGAACCTGACCAGGAACAATATCTGTAACTGTACTCAAATAAAGAGTATTTGTTCCTACTGGTGCAGTAGTAATAACCTTAGAAAATGCATATTGTTGGATTAATTCATCCCATACAAAATTTCCATATAAATTATTAAACGTATTCCAAGGTACAGCATAACCAAAAGGCAATCCCTGAAGAATATTGTTTCCATATGTAACACCAGTCATTAACGAAGAAATTTCGTTAGGCATTGTTTCAGTCGGCTGATAATAATAATTTATTCTTTCTACCGCATTGAACAATTCTATATTTTTAACATAAGATATTTTTAAAATTTGGTCCTGTTTTGGAACATAATTTAAAAATTTAAAAATACAAGCTTTATTTCTTTTGCCTCTAAAAATTAATGTATAGTCTGTTGCAAAAACCAATTTTCCATCTAATTTAGGAACAATATTTTCTTTCTTATATTCTGGCAACCAAGATAAAGTAAAGTCAGTAGTTGTGCCATCACATGTAAATGTATCAATGATTGTTTCATTTGATATTTCGTTGTCTACACTAATTCTATCAAATTTTATACCTAGTATATTTTTTCTAATTGTGTTATTTGACAATATAGCAGATGCTGTTGCAGTATTTGTTACACCGGTGCCACCGCCTGTGATTGTCACTAAAGGTTGAGATACATATCCTGATCCTGGATTTGTTACAACTATTTGATAAATGCCTCCATTTCTTAGATAGGCAACTGCTGTTGCAGTAGTTCCATTTTCTGTATTAGGACCACTTATTGTAATGTTAGGTATATCAGTATATCCTCTACCTTGTTCCGCAACCCATACTTCTTTTACTTCATAGGTATAATAATCTGCCCAAGATTTCCAAGGGTAAACATTTGTTAATTCGTTAGTAATTGTAAATATCGATTTTGGAATATCCGTTGTTATGTTTATAGTTTTGTATTCGCCATTTTCATAATAAGCAGGTAAATCAAAATCAGTTACTTGTGTATTTGCCTGTTCAATTGTTTGGAATGCAGCTAGATAATCTCTTATTTTTGTATGATAAGGTTTAACTTCTTTAATATATTGTTCAAAATATTGATAGCTATCTAACTTATAAACTGGCCTTTGATCTAAATTTCCAATTATATTTTTAACTGTTATGAAAGATGTTTTGAATGCCCAGTCAAGTAATTTTTGTTCGGACATCGCATATTTTACTGCTTTAAAGAATAATAAATTCCAATTTACTTTTAATGTGCCAACAAATATATCTTCTTTTAATGCCAATAATATATAGTTAATTTCTTGATCAGGTATTTGATCGTACAATGTTTCATCTAATGTTAAAAGGTCATATGAATATTTTCCAATATTATAATTCCATATTTTATCATTTATTTGTATTGTACCTTTTTCACTATATACAATATTATATTCAGCGGTAAAGTTTCCTGTTTGTCCATCACTTACTTTTTCTAGGATAATAAAATATCCATTACCGCTATTTTTAACTTTAACATATTCGTTAGGATTGATACCACTAATAGCTATAGCTTCTAAGATGTCATTTGTTGAATATGTTATATTTTTGTATTGATTAAATTCAGGACTTTGCCAATCTACATAATCCCAATATAAAGTGGTATTATAGCTTTGTGTTTTAGATTTAATCCATCTTGTATCAATAGAAACAAAATTATAATTAAATTCATTTTTGGTCCATCTATTACCCGCTGTTAAATCTGTAGTAATAATAACTGTATGAGGTCTTACTACTAAAATCGGAGAGTCAACATATCCATAACCTGCATTTTTAATAGTTGCAGATATAACACTTCCAAAATTATCAATTTGTACTTCTATTTCTGAATCAGCTCCTGATTCAGAAACAATTGTTACCTTAGGAGGATTTGTATAACCAAATCCAGGATCTATAATATTCACAACACGTACATAGCCATTTACAGAAACAGATTCTAATTTAGCTTGTTTATAATTAGTAGTGTCTATTGCAGATAATTCTGTATTAGTATCAACAACTAAATCATATTCTCTAGATAAAACATCAGGAATTTCTTCTTTCTTGTTTAAATTAGTAAAATTATAATTATCTGTAATTCTATTTTCTAACAATACTTTATTAGAAAATTCTATTATATTACGTAGAGCTTCTATTCTGTCTTTAAACAATGTTTGTTGAGGTCTAATACTTAAACCGTATCTATTTCTATATGATAATGATTGATCTGGTACAGTATTTCCGAATGAATCCCTACCTAACAAACTGTCTATTAGTTTCTTTTCTAATAGTGTATTTGGTACATCATTCTTATTACCTTCTTGTAACAATACCCATTCTGTGTGATGTGGTATACTATTATTTAAATTATCAATTACAACATTAGCACTTATTCTATTGCTAATTAAAGACGATTGTATATTAGCTAATGCAATTGAATCTGCAGATAGGATTTCGGCAAATTTTATACCTTCAGCAATTGGGTCAGCAATTAAAGACGCAACTTGATAAGAACTTATTCTACGATTCTTACTATTAGGTATTATTGTTTTATTTTTGACCCAATAGTAATAAACATTTTCTAAAGAGTTAGTAATGTTATTGTAAACTTGTTTTATAGTTAAAACAGTATTATCTGGATGTTTTGGTTGTCCACTAATACCTTTTATTAACCCGTCGTTTGTATCTGCTTTAGATGCCCACTCGCTCGGTAAAAGATCAGATTTAACCCATTCATAAACATCTATACTAGAACCAGGAAATAATTTACCCCAATTATTTTTTCTATATAAGTCATCGCCTTGTTCATACCAAATGAATTTAGCTGTACTTAGATCCCACCATAGTTCTCCTACGTGGTCGTCAATCCAAGCAGTATTTGTATCAACTACAGTTAAAGGGGTTCCTAACGAATAGATAGCAGGATCTAATGCTAATTTATATTTTAGTTCCTGATCTGCAAGACCTGATATTTTTCCTTTTAAAGGATCGATAACATCGAGATAATCAATAATTTCTTCTTTTAGAGAATCTATTAAGGCTATTCTCTTGATATTTTCAACTTGTATAGTAGGAATTTGCTCTCTTAATAATTTAAATCCATTATTGGTACTGTCAATTTTATTAAATTGATATACTTTCGAATTGTCAGGTACTTTATTGAGATTTACAATATTTCCTGAATACATTGGTGCACCAACAAAAATTGTATTGTTAGTTGCCACTGTAGAAATTCCATATTTGCTACCTTCTAAAATATCAACATTGTTTAATTCTGTAGCAAGTACATAATTATTACCAATTTTATCGTAAAGGTATACTGTGCCAGAATCAGGAACAGTTGATACAAATCTAGTAGATTTACTGTCAAATGTTGTTTCGTTATCTGAGTTTTCTAAATCTTCAAAAAATCTCATTACTTTTGTTTTAGTTGTGCCTAATAACGAAATAGCAATTGTTGAGTTATTATTAGAAACAGATAAACTGTATCCAAATTTTAATCCGGAATCTAAGATTGGATTTTCTAAAGTTTGAGCCAACTCATAAATTCCACTAGATGATAATTTGTATAGGAATACTGCACCTTTTGCTCCTTTTGATGTTATATATTCAACTGAAGAAATTAACATCAAAGACCCGTCATCGCTGATAGTAATATCATGTCCAAATGATTCATATGAATTAACTGGTAATGATATGTTTTGTTTCCATGTTAAATTTTTATCAAAAATTTGAACTATACCTACTCTATCAGAGTCCGTAAATGCATACTGCGGTGCACTTATAGCAATATGTTCTCCGCTTCTATCGCCTGCAATTTTGTGTCCCCATTGACTACCAGCATTTAAGCTAATCGACGATGTGCTGCTAACAACAAATTTATAAGGATTAGCACTAACTGTTGCTGTAGTGACTCCGGATATTGTATCTGTTACAGTATTAATCCAATAGGCAAAAACAGATCCCGGAGCAGAATAATCATCATTTCCCGGAGCACTTACAAGTAAAGTAGTAGCAGTGTTAATGCTAGGTTGATTAACGTAAACTGAATGGCCGAATCTAGCATTTTCTGCGGTGTTAGGAGCAATTGCGTTAGGATGAACCAATACAAACTGCGTTTCATCTTGATTTATAAGAATATTTTTAGAGCTTACTTTAACTATACCTTCATTGTTGAAAGTTTTAATTGTACCTGTACCAGTGCTTAACAATACCGTACCTACTGTCAAACTTGCTCTAATTTTACTTGCTGTCGGGGCGCCAACTACAAACAATTTTTTATTCTCGTCGTGAGCGATAGAATATCCAAAATTTGTTAAAGAATCAGGATCACAATAAATTGAAGTAGCTGTATTCAAACCGTATTCATATTGACGTTCAAGAACGTTATTAATTTTTCGGAATACCGTTATTCTTCCATAACTATAATCGCCAGGTTCCTTTTTACCGGGTGATGAAATAACAACTATTGAAGAATTTTCTGATGCATGAATTTTAAAACCAAAAAATTGATCACCATAGAAGTCAAGTGTGTTATAATCTTTCGATGAATAGTTATCAATTTTTTGATAAACTTTCCATTTATCATCTAAATCTCTATCTACCCAAATTTTGTCTCCTGATTGAAGATCAATTAAGTTTATTTTTGATGCTATGTTGTCAACAGTATCGACACGAGCAGATTCAAATTTAAATAAAATTCCTAATGATAACAATTCTTCGTTAAGAATAGTCGATAATGTTGATTCTACTGTAAATTGATTTAATTTAGAAACATTTTTAACAACATAAACACCGTTAACTTGATTATTAAATCTTGCTACCGATACTACATCACCTGTGCTTAATCCGTGAGGCATGTCAGTTACAAATGTAATATCTATACCAGGTGAACTTACATATACTCCAGAAATTTTAGCAGATTGTTTAGAATATCTATAAACATCCCAACCGCCATTTTCTAAAAATCCTAACCATACTGTATCTTTATTATTGATTAAAGAATTATTTGCAATATCCAATAAACTATTTTTATTATAAGCAGTTACCGACACATCATCTGATCTTACATAACCTGCTGTCATTAATTCGAAATTAGTGTCGTCAAATGTCCCTTCGTATGCTTTAAAAGTATTACTAGGTGAATAATTATCGGGCGATATTAATAATGAATTTGATGTAATGTAATTTATTGAAGGATCATTGTTATTCGCTACATTGTCAACAAATTTTGTAATGTATGGATTTTCTAGCCCTATCCCTTCATCTAATGAAAATTCTATTTCATTGTATGACGAATATGAACCATAACTTCCAATTCTAAAAGCCCATTCTTCATTAATTTCTATAGATCCTTGACGGTTATAGAAATTTACTTTTGACAGTTTGTCGATTGCTTTCTTAGTTCCTTTTTCTTTAATGAAACCTTGATAAAATTTATATTGAGCAATAGGATTAGAAAATATGTTATTCAAATATGTTCTAGGTGTATATCCTACTAAATGTTGTGCTAATTGTTGTTGCTCATAATCAAAATTATCAACATCTAAACTATAAAAATCTTCAAATTGACTAATTTTATAATCAAAATTAGGAATTAGTTTTGAATATGGTTTACTATCTAATTTCGTCCATTGGTCGAAACTAAAATTATTTGAGCTTTCAATTTTTCCTATAGCCTGATAATATAAACTCTTATATCTTACTATTTCACCGGGGTTATAAGTTTTAAAAGGGTGCCAATCTAATATGGAAACAGAGTTATAAACAAACCCTGGACTAATAAAATCTCCGTTCCAATTTTTTGTTCTGAATCCAGAAAATTTCATTCTTTGTTGTTTATATCCAGTATCTATATCATATATAGTATCGTTGAATATTGTAGAATTATTGAAAACTAATCCATGCTCTTTTTGCACAGTTCTTAATAAAGCAAAGAATAATCCTTCATTGTCATCTAACGTAGCAATCGTACAGAAACCGTCTTCACGAGAAAAATTAAATTTATCGATCGGATATAATCTACCATCTGCTTGTAATAAACTGTAATCATAGTCGTTACTGATAATATTATCAACAACAGAATCTGTAGATTCAAATTTTAAATATTCAGAAAAAGGACTTAGAGTTATTAGATCATTATTTGACCAATTTTGAGTGGTCCAATATAAAAATTCTTTAGCTGAAAATTTCCAATTTATAACTTCATTTAAATCATTATTAAAAAAGTCAAAAACAAACCCTTGATTTTCAAGCCATGCACCGTAACCCATTATAACGTCAAAGACATCTTGAATAGAATCAAATTCTGTACCGTAAGGTATTAAAGTAACATCTCTAGAATAGCTTACTGGTAATTGTGCAGAAGCACCACCTTTAATAGGTAATGATGGCAGTTGTTGGAATAATATTGGATTAAATGTACTTTGTGCGGTATGACTTACTTTAACTCTATAGTACACATTATTATATCTAACAATTTGGCCTTGTTTATAATACCTTGTAGTAACTGAATTGGCTGTAGTTAGATCAATAGAACTTACATTTTTACTAGCGCTGTCAGTTGCTCCGCTCCATTCAGAAAACTCTTCCGAAACTCCGCCAACAACTAATGCACCTGAAGTTGCAGATTTATTAGGAGTTAATACATTAAAATAAGGTCTATATCTATCATATCCTCTAATTGTAAATTTACCATCAGATTTTTGAACAATAATACCCGAAATACCGATCTGTTTAACTGGATTGCTTACGTTTAGTAATAAAGTATAATCTTCGGGCGGTAATATAACACCCGGACTTCTTGATACAGGATCTATAGAATCTATATTAATTTGTAATTTTTCTTTACTAGTAAATCCACCCAATTTATGAAATAAATTAAAATTAGCAAATTGTAAATCTTGTGTTAATATATCTAAATAATTTTGATATTTTTGTTTTCCATTTTCACAAACTAATACACTAAATCCGGCTGTTTGTAATTCGTTATCAATAACTAATTTTCTTATATCTAAAAACAAATTATCTGTGTTATATATAACTTGACCTAAAAGATTTAATTCTATTCTACTTGTATCATACATTAAAGAAAAGTAATCACAAGGTCTAGTCAATGCTGCGGCAATATTTAAGAAGTAAGGATAGAAACTACTTTTACGCCATGCTGTTTCAGCAGGAGAAAAATCTCCAAATTTCCATGACTGACTTTTATCGTAATAGGTATTGTCTGTTACTAAGAAATCTGTTAAATTTTTTAATTGTCCTGAATTGTCAACTGGAATAATACTTAATAATCCCGGTCTTTGATATTGACTTAAAATATATGGGGCAACAGGATCTCTAACTAATCCATCTCTTAAATCTTCCCATAGTGCTGTATTTGTAGCAGTGTAAGGAGCTGATCCGTATTCATCTACCCACCAGTCTGGTTCTATACTAAATCCTAACATTTCCCACGGACGTAAGTGCGGAGCTTCTGTGTCATAAAACTTTTTAAATACACTTTTCCATGTACCAGAAACTGGTTCACCAAACAGTTTGTCTATTGATCCAATAAAGTTCCATGTATATTGATTTGTTTCATCAAATGTAGAATTTTTAGAATAGTCTATATCAAATCTACCTGCCCAAGAAATAAAATCTTTTTCAAGAATTTTGTTTATATCATCTTCAAAATTATTTGTTCTAAATGCACTTATCTCGGTTTCTTTAACATCAAAAATTCCAGAGTAAGATACTTTTATATTATTAAAAATACGTTTTTCAAATTCTAAAATAATATCATCTCTATAATCATTATATGCTTTAATTAAACTACCATCGTGCCCTCGAATCATATTCACAGGACCAGATACATAAGAAGTGTCTGAATATATTTCAGGGACAAACTTAGGATATAATCCTAGCTTTGTAGGGGTAGGCGGAACAAAACAACCTAATGTATCTTTATAATTAACAACTGAAATTATATCATTTTCATTTAATGCTTTAGAAATAATAACAGTTTGATCAAGATTATTAAACGAATAATCTACTCCAACTGTTAACAATTCGTCATTTAAATAAATTAATACAGACTGAAAACTAAGTTTAGTTAATTCAAACTCTGTTCCTATAAAATATTCTGTTTCACTTGAATCAACAACAGTAATATTTCTAACAGTTTTATTAACTCCATATCCGATCATATCAGATCTATAATAAGGAGAATTTATAGTTTTATCTTTATTAATCGATTTTAAAATTTCTTCTAATGCATCTGCAGGAGTTAATTGTTCTGTTACATCTACAGCAAATTTTAATAAATTCATTTTAAATTGATTATAATGATTTGCTATAGATCTTAATGCATCAATTACATTATGAGATTTTTTTCCTAAAAAGAAATCTACAAATGCAATAGGATTGTCATTTATAATTAAACGTGTACCATATTTTCCATAATCGCTAATATCTCTTAAATTACTATTTCCAGGAAATGCTCCTGTGAAATTAGGAATTTTTTCAACCATTGTGCTTAAGTGATCAGTTAACTCGCTAAAAGTTAAATCAGCAATAGGTCCATTTAATGGATTATTTGTTAAACTTAATGCTGTCTGATAGTAACCATTTTCGTTAGGAATCTCATCAGTTGTTATTTTAATAGTAACAACATCATTTGGATTTAACGATACATTTTCAACAAATGATAATACATTACTACCTGTTGTAAATGTTACTTCTTTCTTAACATTGTTAACAAATACATTTGCAGATGAAAATACAGGATTATCAATAGATTTTATCGTAACTGTTGTAGAAGTATCAGTGATTACTTGATTTTCAATTATAGGTAATTGAAATAGTTCTCCTGAATTACTCCACACATTTAACAATATACTAGATCCGTCTTCGTAATTTAATCTAGCAAATGTAACACCAGTTGATATATTAGATCCAACACCATCTATACTTTTAGAAATAGTTTCTGTAGTAAAATAGTTTTTAAAAGAATAGCTACCTATACCTACACTATTTTCTTGTTTTATTTTAAATCCTAAAATAGGGTCTAATACTGTACCTGTTGCATAACCAAAAATTTTACTTCCATTAAAATTATTTTTTTCATCTAAGCCTGTAAAACTTGTACCGTCCTTATCAAATAAATCAAATAATGGGGCTTGATTTAGATATGTATGTTGTTGGGCTAATATCCATTCTCCCATAGTAGAATTGTAGTAGAAAGATTTTCCGGCACATGTATTTCCATAATTTATAGATAATGAATCTAAATTGTTCGGAGTAGAATCTGGGGCTGGTACTAGTGTAATTTTAGGAACATCACCGGAAGTATCTAATTCGACTTGATATATTTTACCTTTAACAGTTGAATCAAGGTCGGCATTAAAAATTACTCTATGCCCTGGTTCTAGCATAATGCCATCTACGTAATAGCCGTACGATCCATCAACTGTACTAAAAGCATTTTTAGTAGTAGTATCAAACAAATCAATATTTTGTATACCTTTACGACCAAAATTATAAAGTTGTAAATTTGGTTTAAATTCTATAATAGGTCGAACTGCTTTTGATTTAAAATCAAGATTAACTGGTATATTGTTAATAATACAAGACTTTTCTATAACATCTTTATGGAACCAACGATTATATCTAGACCAAGAATTTAAATCAATGCTAGCTCTATTGATAGTTATGTATTCAGGAGTAAGAGGTATTTTTGAATCGCCGTCAAATGGATAATTATCAAAATTATCTTTATCAAAAGTTTCATTATATAAAACAGATAAGTTTTGATTTCCTTCTAATAAACTAAAATCAATTAATTTAATAGAACTTCCTACACCTTCTACTATAAATTCTTTATTTGCATAAGATGAAGGAACAACATCATCTAAGAATTTAATCTTCATGCCGTTACTTAAATTGTAACCGTTCGGCATAAGGTATTCTGTATTTTCTAAAATTTCTGTTTCTACATCAAATGCAGCTTCAGTAATTAATATAGAAGGAGGGCCGAAAGGTAACCAATAGTAGCATGAAAAATTAACAAATTTATCCCAATCAATAAAAGGATCAAATGAATAATATCTCGATTGAAATAAATTATTTAGATTACTAGTATCTACTCCTTGATTTGTTAATTCATTTATTAAATCATCGTAGGCAACAATATCATTAATTTCATTAACATTGTTTTTAAAGATTAATGCAGGTTCTAATGAATAATTTTTTCTTAGGGAAGACGTTGTCCTTAAATAAAAATCAGTATTAGGATTATAGTTCGGAGTTAATTTAGAACCTATATATCCGTCAATTCTTTCTAATTCAGGTGAATTAATTAAAGGATCAATAGTACTAGATAAAAATTTAGTATTTTTTGTAGTCCTTAAATTTTCAGGTAATAGATTAACTGATTTTTTATTGCCTGCCATTTTTATGTTCCGCTAGATGTAATAATAGTGCTTGTTGTTTTTAATTGTGTTGCTGTAATAGCATCAACAATTTCTATATCTTCTACTGTAGTTCCATTTATAAAAATTTCATCTGATTGACTTGCTATTTCATAGAAACTGCCGAATCCTGCATCAGATTTAGGAACAATAACAAAATTTGTTATGTCCGGTGTTAAGCTGTTCATAACATATGTTGCTAGTTCACTGAAGTAAAAACTTTGTCCAAAATCCCAATTTTCTAATGCAAAAAATTCTTCGATAGCAACTAGTATTCGAGATCTTAAATTACTATCACTTGATACATTATTTGAATTTCTAACTGCTTTAAATGTTGCTCTTAAATTAGTATCTGCTTTGTTGCCAAATAAAACTTTATATTTTACAGGATGAAAAATAATTTCATCACTAATTGCTTTAATTTCATTTAGTTTTGATCCGTAGTTAATTTCTAAATTTTGACTAGTTGGTGCTACAGGTTTTGTATCTGTAGAATTAGATAGCCATGATCTAAATTCTAAATCATACGACAAGGTTAACATATATACGTCAATTATGTTTGTTTTACTAGGATCGATACGTCTATCATAAGTTGCATTATGGATATAATGAAATTTTAAATCTGACCTTCCTGTTTTTCCAAAATACTGATCTGTATACACTAATGAACTAGTTAATGTTGACCAATATTTCACTACATTAATTGATGGATTATAAAAATAATAAAGAGAATTATCAACAATTAACGACTGGTTAGGATTACTAGTAAAAAATTCAACCTCTGAAGGATACGCAGTAATTTCATCAGATGTTAATTCATATCTAAGTCCGTCGGATAGTTTCTTAAAGTACAAAAATTTATCTCTATAACCGTTAGTAGATATAGTAAGAGGTTGAACAATATTATTAAATGAATCAGGATCATTAATTTGTCCTGAATTATTAAAATCATAAAAGCTTACATTAACTTTATTTGGTTGAATATACCCGTCAGTTTCAACAATTGCGCCATCAACTTGCCATGTATAATCTAAACCAATTGATGTTGTTGACGTTGAATTATAGTTTATTGATAATACATCAATTTTATCTTTAACAATAGAATTTGAAGAAAAATCATAGTTAATAGAATTTTTTTCTACATGGAAAGCTGTTTCAGCTTGACTTTCAAATACATAATTTAAAAGTCTATATCTAATTCTATATTTTTTTCCATCCCATACAAATGCAATTAACCAGCTTGAATCTAACCCCGCATCTTCAGTGTTTCCTTGATCATATAAACTAAAGCTCGAAGTTAAATTTAAATTTGAATTTAAAATTATATCCCAAGCTCTAGAATTTTTATCTATAGTTAAACCAAAGTTTCTTTTTGCAAGACAAATATTTACAATTTCATTTTCTATCGAGAAAGGCAAAATAAAAACATATTTAGGAATTATTTCAGTTGGTATTGTGCCAGTAGGAACTCGTATAGATAAAATAATTGGCCCTGTTCCGTCGCTTAATGTTCCTGCACCGTTATTTGATCCGTCTTCAACTACCTGTGCAACATTTGCCCATACATACATTTTTCCGCCTGTAGGAATTCCTGATGTAGGAATTGATTTTAAATTATTCTTTGAATCAAGATATTTTCCATACGGTGCTTGAAATTTTACCAATGCTCCTGGTTTAAAATATTTTAAATTGTTACCTGTGTAATCACCTACAGATACAGGAGAATTTTGTGAAGTTAAATATCCTCTACTTTGTCCCGGAGTTTTATTAATTTCTGTCCAAGATAAATTTAGATCGGAAATACCTATCCTAGAAAATTTATCCATATAAAAAGATTTTAAAGAACTGCTAGCTATAATAGATGCAAGTTCATTTTTTATGATAGGCAAAATTTGATTTCTAGAATTAAATTCAAATTCTAAATATTGTTCTTTTTCATCTTGATATAGCATACCATCTGATGCAAAGATATTAGTACTACTATACTTGCCACTAACATCTGATATGTCAAAATAACGACTTAATCCACTTGAAATTCTGTTTATACTTTTAACTTTTACAACATCTGTACTAGCAGTTAGTGGCCCTATGTTGTAGTCTTCTCCAGTTATCATTCTATTTTGAATGTAATAATTTTGAGGAGCCTTAAGTTGTATACTTGCATTTGATTCTGGACCAGAACTATTTCTTACAGAATATTGTAAACTTAAAGTAATTTGTAATGAATGTTCTTGTCCTAGTGCATTTATATAAGGAATTGTAATCAATACACCACTCATGTTTTCAGGTTTGATTACATATGTTTGTGCATTGCTTTGTCTATAAAATAATCTAAATTCACCTTTAGGAAGATCGCCAAATACACCGTCAGTGAAATTTAAATCAATTTGATCTTCATCTCTTGTTGATACTGCAAAGATTGTTCTTATGCCTTTATTAACACTATTATAGATTATATTATTATCATTATAAGCTATAGATTGAACTAATGTCCATAGGGTAGAAAAATTACCATCCTTATCTAATTGCCATAACCAAATATCACTATTATTAATGTTAGGGGCGTTAATTCCAATAATTTCATTTGGTACAGGATTTTCAATATTAAATTGAGAAACTGCTAATGTACCTTGCCTAAAATGAATAAAAAATCCCGAGTTAGCACTAGCTGATCCTTGATTATCGTTTCTATAAAGGAAAGAAAAAGGTGCAGCTGGTTTAGGAGTAGTTTCGTAAATAGAATCTTTACCTGTAATGGAACAGGGAACAATTTCAAAGGGCATCGAAACGCCATTGATAGATTTTGTAAATGAATAAATTGGAGTATCTACATTCGAGCTGTTAATAGCATATTGTTCAGTTAACACACCGTCAATTGTATTTCTATCTACAGGAGTACCGAAATTGCTCGACATTGACGAATTTAAAATATTAATAAATTGTTGATACCAATCAGGATTTGTAAAATCATTCCATGCTATAGTTGTATTTGCTAAGTTTGTCCCGTTAGAATCAAACACAGAATCAGTTGTTGATATTGCTGTAATTTTTAATAATCCGTTTGAAGGGACATTTCTTGTAGGAGTATAACTAACTAATTGAGCTAATCGTAAGATACTATCGCGTCGTTGTGCAGTTTCTAAAAAGTTTTCTCTTGCGTTTAAATCAATTCTAAAACTTAAATTTTGCCCAAGATAAGCAATTATATCTATTAGAGCAATGTATTCGCTTGAATCAATAAAATCATTAAAATCTTCAGGATAATTTTCCTGAAGATACTGAATCATAGTGCGTCTAATTGTATCAAAATCGTAGCTTTTAAAATCGGCATTTTTAAAAGATTGATAGACTTTTTTCCAATCTTCGCCTACAATTATTTTGTTGTTTGTTGCTGGTATCATAATGATATTTATTGAAAAAATTATCTTGGTATTTTATAGAGGTTGTATACCTATTTTTTGATCAAAAGCAATTTTTAAAACTTTTGTTTCGTTTGTATCTTTTAACATTAAAACTAGTTCTATTAAATATCCTTGATCGTATTCATTAACGTTAATTTCTAATGGATATACTCTAGGATCAGAATTACAAATTCTTGTAATATCTTGAACTATTAATTGACGATTTTCTGTAGTCAATGGTTCCATTAATATTTCTTGAATAATAGAACCAAACTCCGGATTCATTACTCTACTACCTCTACGGGTGTTGAAATGATTTAAAATATCTTGTTTAATTAAATCATAGTCATACAACTTTGAACTTTTATTACTAGGATCTATAGTACTAAATCCTTTATAAATTTGTTGTGTTTTATATGTAAAATCTTCGGTGTATTTTACAGGATTAATTTCAATGTTCTTGTAAGGCATAATTTATTTATTACCCTCCTGTACCAGTTTTTACAGGATTTCCATTGCTATCAGTAACAATACCGCCTGTACCAGTACCCACAGTGTTACCTTGAAGTTGCCCTAAGAAACATTCGTAAAAACCTTTTTTCTTTGCTTTAATATCAGGAGTATTAAAACCAACAGACTTACATGCTGCTTCAAAATATCCAGGATCTGTTTGAGCTACTTTACATCTATCAAGCATGTATTTTACACTTACTTCAGCAGCAATTGCTGGATCCATTAGTAATTTTGGATTTCCTATTAGATCTTGACCGACCATTTGACCATACCTCGTGTAGTTTCCTCGACCAGTTAGCTGAATATACCCACGACCTATGAAATTAGCTCCATCACCTGGTAATGTATTTCCTAAACCTTTTCCTTTAGCTGTTGTATGTCCGTATAAAAATTCAGGTAAACTATTATTAGGATTGCCAGCATACTGTTGTGCTAGTGCCTTATCACCTTTAAATACACTAGGAAATACTTGTAATAATCTGTCAGCAGAATAATTAAAGTTTTCTTCAACTAGTTTCCAACGACATTCACCACCTGCTATGCCTAATAAGCTTGCTATAGCATAAGGACTTGTTAATCCATACTTTGCACATGCTGCTTTCAAAGCTGCAATACCTGCTTGAGACGCACTAGCATTTATTTCTTTAGCATATTCTGGTGTACAAGTACCTGCAACAACAGCTTCTTGATTAGCCGGAGGTTGTTCGCCTGCAGCAGGATTTGGAGCAATCCCACTTGCTGATCTATCAGCAAGTGTAACATCAGTAGATGTAGAGCTAAATTGAACAGGGTTAAAGTTTTCATGCTGCGGCCATGGTTCGTGTGTAGGAACCCGTTGCATAATACTTTTTATATCAGACGATTTATAGAAATTACCGTTATCCCATCCTGCATTAAATTTTCTATTTGGCAAATTAAATAATGGAAGCTCAGGGGGTTGTTCTGCAGGATCTGCACTTGCTGGGGCAGCAGCGGCTGGGCCATTAAGATCTATTCTGGTACCAGAAGCTGTAATATTTCCGTTAGCACCGAGATTCATTGTTGCTGCTGTACCAATGTTGATATTTCCTTCTGCTCCTAAATTAAGTGTATCACCTGATGTTATTTTAATAGCATCTGTTACACTTAGATTGAACAATGCTCCTACAGATATTTTAGCAGTCTCGCCTATAATTTGATCATGTGTTCCCCTAATTGCAATTTTAGAATGATCATTAACAACAAGATAATGATAACCATTAACATTTGTTTCCATATTTTTATTAGCTCTGATATTAATATTTCTACCTGCTTCTAAGTTAATATCTCTATCTGCTCTAAAATTAAAATCTGCTTCTGTATGTATACTAATACTATCTTGAGAAAAAATATCAATTTTTCCATTGCTAGTTAATTCAATCCATGCAGTACCTTTGCTATTTCCAATATAGATTAAATCTTGACTGTTATGTAATAATATTTGATGGCCTGTTCTTGTTCTTAATCTAACTAATTCGTTTTGCCCTTGACTATCACCATCATCCATTACAAAAGTTGTTCCACCTAGTCTACTGATAGGAATACTAAACTTTTCATCTTTATATCCAACTTGATCAGATCTACCGTTTGGATCTATTGGTCCAGGTGTACTAATTCCAAACACTTGACTAGGTACTTCACGTCTTGCAGAACTAGACGTAACACCGCGTGTTAAATCTGCTAATAGTCCCTGTTGTCTTAATCTATCTGCAAAAGGATGTATCGGTTTCTTAATAGAATTAATATTAGGATTTGATAAAGTTTCACTAGATTTATGATATTCTGCAACTGGCAGATAATCTGTTCCATATTGTCTTCTTTGTTCTTCAGTTATATGAACATTTTTACTAGCAGCAATCCCAGGAATCATATGATTTTGAAATTTATCTGTGATGCATCCAAACCAATATCCTTGATTAGGATCTCCATCAATAAAAATAACCATAACTCTGGTACCTATATCAGGAGGAATCATCCAGAATCCATAACTTTTTTGTACGTCGCTGAATTTTTTCGGATCTGGTCCTTCAAACCTTATAGATGTATTTCCTGCAAAAGGGCTAAGATACTTAACAGCGTATGTTTCTCCTTGATTTTCAACAACGTTAGAAATGCCTTTTATCAAAGCAACTTCTAAACTTCCCATGTAAGTTGTATCTAAGTGATTTGTTACTTCAGCTAAAAAAGGACCTGGAGAAGGCAATGCCCCTCTTTTTCTTGTTTCTAATGTCATATTTTTATACCATTATATTATTTTTTAAAATTGTTCAATAATGTCTCCAAAGGACTAGTCGATGCTTTACTTCCAAAAACTGCTCCTACTGATCCTGATACTTTTTGGTCGACAGTAGATTTTATTGATGACAATTTCGATAATTGAGATTTTACTGTTGACATTTTATCTTTAATAGCATTTGTATCCACAGAATTTAATGTACTAGCTATTCCAGCAGCTACTGTTGTTTTAATTAAAGGAGATGAAATATCCGGTAAAGCATCAGGTGCTGTTCTAAAAGGCGTCAATGGGGGAATGTTGCCAAACTTAGAAGGAGGAATCGCCGACAATGCAATACCTTGATCTAATGCTTGAGAAAGATTTAAATTTTCTGGAGTATTTTTTAAAATGTCAGTGAGTTGTTTAGGCAATTTACTTTGTAAATTATTTGATATACCCGATAATTTTGATGAATCAAGTCCTAGTTGAGCAGCAATTGCCTTAGGATCTGCTTTACTACCTAGAGATTCACTAATTTTTGCTCCCACACCCCCTACTAGTAAATTAGCTTTATCTCCTAACCTATTCACTTGATCTAACGCATTTTGCCCTAGTTGTTGAATTTCACCCTTTACATTGCTTATTGCATCTTTAGCAAGAGCCAATGGATTTTCAAGGGCACCTGCTTTAATATCTAATGCTGTAGGATTTAACGGTATTGTTGAAAGGGGAGGAATCAATACCGAAGCACCCTCGCCTATTCCTGAACCTACATTAGATTTTTGCAATACTTGATTTAGTGTATTTCCAATGATAGTGCCGGCCATTGTCGATGCTACATTTTTTAAAGAAGTATTACCTGTAATAATATTAGCAGCAGCATTTATTAATCCTGCAGATGTTAAATTACTATTACCAAGGTTAGCTAATTGCGTTACATTTAATCTAATATCGGTTTGATTAACAGTTGGTAAGGCTTGTCCAATAATTCCGGCAGCAGATTGCAATACACCGTCTCGAGACACCAGTCCATAGGTTCTTGTTAACACTGATTCTCCTCCGCCTAACCCACCTACAGCAGCAGTAAAGTTTGACTCTACGTTAGGTGCACCTCGACTCAAATATTCAGCAACATCGGCAGTAGATGCTCGCTGTACTGATACTTCAGGTGCTTCGGCAGATACCGGAGCATTTTCGGGATTAGGCACTACCTTTGTAAGAGATTCCATCTTTACTTCTTTGCCTTGACCATCTAATATTTGACCGGGTCTTCTTATAATTTCTAAATTTTGTTTAAACGATCCTTCTTTAAAAGTATGCATTGCTTTAGTAACCATGTATACTCCACTAAATGGTACACGATTAGGATCAAATATCATTAGACCGCCGGATTCAAATGATCCTATGTCAATAGGATTTCTAAAATTAATTAAGATATTAACTTCAGCATAATTCATTGCTACTTCTTTTTGTCCTACTACACCTTCTCTACTACCTGACACAGGTTTTGGATTATAGCTCCCCATTCCACCAGTTACTAGGTAAAAAGGATCACCTAAAATTTCAATATTACCAGTTACCATACTTGCTTTAGAATTAACAACAGCATCATGCATTGATCTTGCTAATGCAGCATATGGATCATTTTGTATAGGCGTAGCAGAACCCGAATTAGGTTTAGTATCAACAGGTACTTGTCTTACTGGTGCAGGGGGATGCGATGGATTTGTATCTGTTTGATCTTGTTTCGACGGTGCATCAATCTTAGGTTGGCCTCTCCCGTCAGGTTTTGCAGAATCTCTATAATTAGGTACATTTTGATCAGCCATTGCCGCAGGAATAGCTTCAAAATATAAAGTATTAAAATTTAATTTAAAATTAAGAACATCTACATTTTTTCCCATGTAATAATAATTGTATTCACGTAATACAAGTTTAGCAAATTCTTCTTCTTTTAATTGAACTTGACCATATCTAGGAATACGTGTAAAGTGTACTTTGAAAGGGCTAACAACAAATGTAAATTCTTGATATGGCTTCTTCGCTGTTTCATCAAATACATCTCTATTTTTAACTTCTACTTTAATAGAAAAATATTCAACTCTACCCATTTCATCAACTCTGGCTTTAGCAGTGCTTTTATCAGAACTAGCCATATCTTCTAATAGTTTACGGACATAAACACTATCTTTTATAACAGCAGAAATTACTTCGTGTACACTGATATTTTCTGGAAAATTTATTGCAGCACCTGTAGGGTTATATTTTATGCTTTTAGGTTCTGTTCCAGGCTTATAGGCATTTTTTCCATCATTAGGTTTAGCAAACTTATATAAAACATTATCTTCGTATAAATTTAATAAATCACTATCACCTATTTTAGATTTTACTGCGTCAATCCATCCATTGTTAGCATCCCATTCAACAAATTTAATATTATAAGTATCTACATTATTGGGATTTAATTTTGCATCTTCGTTCGATTTTTTCAATTGTTCGTTAAAAGATTTTACAAAATTAGTTAAGATTTCCTTAACTGATTTTCCTTCCATCTTTATAGGTTTTTTTACTACACTAGGTTGACCGAATGCTCTTTCATTATAAGGAACCGCAGAACATTGATATTTTGTTCCTCTTTCTGTAATGTCAACTTCGACATTAGTAAGGCCTATAGGAAAGTATCTATCTGCATTAGGAATTTTTTCTGCTGCTTTAAATATTTCATTATCAGAATCAGGTATTCCCCAAAATTCAAGTTTTAGTACAAAACTAGCATTTATATATGACGTGTATCCGGCAGCAACAGCAGCTACATGTAATGCTTCAATAAATCCATTAATACTGTATGGTTCAAATACATCAAATTTTATTTTTGTAGGTTGTGTAACATTTGATTCTTCTGAAAAAGACATTATAGTTTCTATTTCAACATCATCGATAAACATGTCAAAACGACCTGGACTTTTTTCATTAAATCCGGTTATAAGTCCTTGATTAGCAGTTAGCTTATTAGCTAACTTAGCTTGGTTATTTTTAGCAGAATATTTGTCAAGAACAGGTTCTTCAGTTGCACTAACTTGTGCATTTGACAATTTGTTTACATTCAGAATAGTGTTATTTCCCTTACCACCTGATTTTAAGATCACAAGATCCATTTCTGCTTTTCTATATACATCAGGATTAGATACATAATCAGATGGTAATGCTGCTAACGTAAAATTATAAGTTATAGATCGATATCCATTTAGAACATTAGATTCAACAGGCAGTTTATATTTTTGAGTCAATTTTTCAGCCGGTTTTGCTTCTCCCGAAGGCGGAGCTGTTTTTCGTTCAACATTAGGCGAAGAAGCATCTGCTGCGGGTGTTGGAACAAATGCTGATTCGTAACCGGTATATTCACTCATATTATATTCCTAACACTGTTTTCAATGTTGACAGCTTTGGTAGATAAATTTTTGTTCCCGCTACAAAATCATAAACAGGATCTTTAATATTTTTTTTATTCCTTACAGCAAATACCCACCATAAATTACTATCTTTATATAAATCATGTGCTAATAAATCTGGTCTATTCTCGTAAGTTTTTGTAATTTCAAACAAATAATCATCTGGCTGATTAGGAATATCCCTTAATTCCATTACATCTAAATAATTATTAACAATTGCGGTGTTAAAATAGGGACTCGCTTTGCTATACATTATAGAAATCCTCTTGAACTATCTCTGGAACTAACAAATGATTGCACTGAAAAGTTAAGTAATTCATTTCTACTATAGATCGGAACACAATTCACTTGTATAGTTGCTTTAGTCGGTACTGAATTTTTTCCAAAAACGTCCGACGGTGGAAAATTAAAATAATCAACATCATTAGTATAATCAACACGAAAGTTAATAATTGCTACAGGAACATTTTTTAACATCATGTCACCGTGACCATCTAATCGACAAATCGGAGGAGGTGCTCCAGCATCGGAATCTTTTCCAAATTTCATTTTTGTTAAAGATTTTAATAAATGCACAGTAGAAAGATAATTTATTGCATCACGACGATTTTCGACAGTAAACACTCCTGATATGCTAATTTGACCAACACTACTTCTTTGATAAAAGTACAAAGTATAATTTGAATGCATAGGGGTTTGTGCTGCATAATCTGCTTTATACTCATAACCTATTGTAGGTGTATAGGGAAATAATATGCCTCCTATTTTAACTAGATCATCATCGTATCCCGACGTTAAATCAGTAAAATACCAAGGTGGTACTCTAATTCTAACCCTTAAATCATCAAGAACTAATTCTCCATTTTGATCTCTTGTGGTAACCATAGTAGGAGGGTTGAGCATTTTTTCTGCACCGGGCGGCACAGGAAGATCTAATCTTCTAGGATCCATGGCCGAAAATGCAGATGTTGCGCGGCCTGCACCAGCGTCACTTATACGTGTAACTTCAGCTAGAGCTGTTGCACTTATCGGAGGAATATTAGCTAAACGAGCAGGCTCAGCATACTTTGCTGCTGTTGCTGCTTCAGTTTTAGAAGGATTAGTAGTCATAAAAAATTCCCTTTACATTGTATTTAACCAATAAATAAATGCTCACATAATCCATTGACATTGTTTTTTTCAATTGCTATAATGTTTCCACTAAAGGAAAATAATAATAATGACCGTAACGTCCCCTATAATAAAAAAGGTAAAATATCTAAATAATCGAGATTTACTTGCAGAAATTCATAAAAGTAAATGTAGTTTTTCGAGCTTTAGCAAAAAAGAATATAGTCAACATGACTTAATCTTAACGGCAATAGATAAAATTAATATACGAACAATAGCAGAAGCTAAACGAAATAGAGCAAAAAGAATAGGTCTACATTTATTTGCAGAACTTAGAGAACAAGGCGACAAAAAAACTAAACTTTCTGAATGTATTCCAGACTATCACCAGGACGTAAGAAAACTACTAAAACTACTGCCGATAGTCACGATAAAGTTAATTTTCCTCCTTTTCAACATTGGAAATTTAATGACGAAGATGAATTAGAATGCGTAGGTAAAAGCCATTGGCGTGGTACAATTGCTAAAGGTAAATTTAGTAAAGATCATGGAAGAATTACTGAAGAACTAGGAAAAATGTTTTTAAAATTAGCAGATAGATATGCTCAACGTGCTAATTGGAGAGGCTACACTTATATAGAAGAAATGAAGGGACAGGCTATACTTCAACTAAGTCAAATTGGTTTACAATTTGATGAATCAAAATCCGAAAATCCTTTTGCATATTATACTGCTGCTGTAACAAATAGCTTTACTCGTATCCTAAACATTGAAAAGAAAAATCAAAACATTCGAGACGATATGCTAGAAGAAGCCGGTCTAACTCCAAGTCTGACTCGACAATATCAACAAGAATACGCAGAAGAGACAGCACGGCAAGCTGAACTATATAAAAACTTCAGAATGCCAAAAAGTGAAGAAAATACTGATACAGAAGAAGACGAAGAACCTTGACTTTATTGTTTCTACTTGCTACACTTTAAATTAGGAGAATTATAATGTCCTTGTTTAAAAAGGTAGCTTGTTTTACAGATATACATTTCGGGCTTAAATCAAACTCAACAACTCATCTAAACGATTGCGAAGAATTCGTTGATTGGTATATTGCCGAAGCAAAAAAGGCTGGATGCGAAACTGGCATCTTCTTAGGAGATTGGAGTCACAATCGTAACAGCCTTAATCTAATTACACTTGATAGTAGTATCCGCTGCTTAGAAAAGCTCGGTGCTGCATTTGAACAGTTTTTTTGGTTTCCAGGAAATCACGATTTGTTCTATAAAGATAAACGTGATATCCATAGTTCAGCATTTGGGCGGCATATTCCAGGCGTCACTGTAGTCGAAAATGTAACTACCATAGGTGATGTGACTTTAGTACCGTGGTTGGTAAGTGACGAATGGAAAGAAATCAGCAAAGTTAAAAGCCGATACATGTTCGGTCACTTTGAACTACCATTGTTCTATATGAATGCGATGGTTCAAATGCCCAATCACGGAGAACTTCAACTTGAACACTTCAAACATCAAGAATATGTGTTTAGTGGTCATTTTCATATACGACAAAATCGTGGAAAAATTTGGTATATAGGCAATGCGTTTCCACATGATTTCGGTGACGCCTGGGACGATAAACGTGGTATGATGATTTTAGAATGGGGAGGAGAACCTCAATTTATTGATTGGCCTAACTGTCCTAAGTTTAGAACTATTAACCTTAGCGATCTAATTGATAAAAAAGATACAATAATGAAAAGTAAAATGTATCTGAGAATTAATCTAGATATTGATATCAGCTTTGAAGAAGCTAATTTTATTAAAGAAACATTTAGCAACGATTACGATGTTAGAGAAATTAGCCTAATACAAGACAAAATAAGCTTAGATACCACAGTCGACGATAACCCAGATACAAAATTTGAAAGTGTTGATCAAATAGTTACAAAAAGTTTAGTTGCAGTCGAATCGGAACAGTTTGACAAAAAAGTTTTATTAGATATCTACAATAATTTATGAGCTTCTTAATTAAAAATATTACCGTGAAAAATTTTATGAGTGTGGGTAACCAAACTCAAGCAGTGGATTTTGATCAAGAACAATTAACATTGGTATTAGGTAGCAATTTGGACCTTGGTGGAGACGATTCTGGTTCAAGAAATGGTACTGGAAAAACAACTATTATCAATGCATTGAGCTATGCACTTTACGGTCAAGCATTAACAAATATCAAAAAAGAAAATTTAATCAATAAAATCAATGGAAAACATATGCTTGTTACCGTTGAATTTATAAAAAATAATAAAAAATACAGGATCGAAAGAGGTCGAAAGCCTAATATCCTAAAACTGTTTGTTGATAATCAACAAATTAAGGCCGAAGATGACGACGAAAGTCAAGGTGATAGCCGAGAAACTCAAAAATCTATTGAGCAACTATTAGAACTAAGTCATACTATGTTCAAACACTTAGTTGCGTTAAACACATATACTGAACCTTTTTTAAGTATGCGAGCGGCAGATCAAAGAGAAGTAATTGAACAACTTCTTGGCATCACATTATTGAGCGAAAAGGCCGAAATACTTAAAGTTTCAGTTAAAGAAACTAAAGATGCTATACAACATGAACAATATAGAATAGAAAGTGTTAAAACTGCTAACGAAAATGTGCAAAAAAGCATTGATAGTCTTAAATTAAAAAGTTCTGCCTGGGATAAAAAGTTCCAACAGGACATAGAAAACACTGCTAAAGCCATAATGGAGTTAGAAAATGTTGATATTGAAAAAGAATTAGAAAAGCATTTACTTTTAATACAATGGTTAGCCAACGATGCAAAGCTTACAGTACTAAAAAAACAACAAGCAACATTAGAAAATGCTGTTACTCAAGCAGGAAAAACCTGTGACAAATATTCTAAAGAGTTAGAAAAACTAAAAGATAAAACTTGTCCAGCATGTGAACAAGAACTACATGATCATAAACATGACGAAATGGTCGCGCTGGTTCAAAAAAATCTCGAAGATGCAAATACCTATGCTAAAAAAGTTATCAACGATTACGGATTGATTGTTAACGAAATAGAAGCAATCGGCGCATTAGGTAAAAAACCTTCTACATTTTATGAAACAGAAAAAGAAGCTTTAAGTCATAAAAATAATCTTGAGCAACTAAACAAAACTTTAGAATCAAAATTAACTGAAAAAAATCCCTATGATGAACAAATCATCGAACTAAAGAAAACAGCTATACAAGAAATATCATGGGATAAGATTAATAATCTATCTAAATTACGTGATCATCAAGAGTTTTTACTAAAATTATTAACTAATAAAGATAGTTTTATACGTAAAAAGATTATAGATCAAAATTTATCATATCTTAACAAAAGATTAGGATATTATATTGATAAGTTAGGATTACCGCATCAAGTTATTTTTCAAAATGACTTAAATGTTCAAATAACACAGCTAGGTCAAGATTTAGATTTTGATAATTTAAGTCGTGGAGAGCGTAACAGACTAATTTTAAGTATGAGTTTTGCTTTCCGAGATGTCTGGGAAGGTTTATATCAACATATCAATTTATTGTTTATTGATGAATTAGTTGATTCCGGAATGGATTCTGCTGGGGTTGAATCAGCCATTGCCATCTTAAAGAAGATGGCCAGAGAAAGAAATAAAAATATCTATCTAATTAGTCACAAAGATGAGCTAATTGGTAGAGTTAATAATGTTCTACGTGTAGTAAAAGAAAACGGATTTACAAATTATTCCAATAATATAGATTATGTCGGATGAAGAATTAAAAAAATACCAAGCATTGTATTCAAAATTTTTAGAAGAAGTAGTTAATTTACATAAAGTACATATACTTTTCTTAAAATTTTATGGTCGCAGAACCAAATTCGACATACATCGTATTAACAAGAGCATAATTACGATACAAAAAGAATTACATAAAAGTAGCACTAGAGCGTATGACGAGCATCGTAATAATACTAAAGAAAAATTGGCTAATAAACGTTTAGAACGTGCTCACAGAAAAGCAAATCCGTTAAAGCGTGGTCCAAAGAAAAAGAATGACATGGGTACATCAGAATCAAACAGTTGATACATTACCGGAAGATTGTGTAGGTTTTGTATATATCATTACGAATCTATCAACTGGCAAAAAATATATTGGCAAAAAATTAAGCAAATTTAGTAAAACGACCTACAAGACTGTAAAGTTAAAGAACGGCAACAAAAAACGTAAAAGAATCAAAAGCAAAATAGAATCAGACTGGCAAACTTATTATGGCTCAAACACACAATTAAACGAAGATGTAAAACAATTAGGCACAGATAAGTTCAGTAGAGAAATATTATATTATTGCAAATCAAAAGCGGAGTGCTCTTATATAGAAGCAAAACTTCAATTTGAATACCGTGTATTAGAATCAGACGATTATTACAACGGCCACATTCAAGTCCGCGTCCATGGCTCACACATAAAATCTAAAATTTAATCTAACACTTAAGGTTGGCGGGCCAGTTTGTAATGCCGCTGTGGAAAACCCGGGGCAGAAACCGGACACGTAACATAGTGATGTACTCCCGTCGGTAGATCCGACTATCCTGAAAGATGGAAGTGAGTCTGAGAGCACGAACCCTTATGCTCGACACGTTGCTATAGTATGAATGTTAGCATACGAAAAACCGTGCTATAAAAACTTAAACACTAGGAACGAAGTTTAAGGCGCTTGTTAAGCGAGTCGATGTAGGTTGGGAAAGGTTAGAGCCCATTAGCAACACGGTAAAATACCTACTTCCAATGTCTTGGCTGGGTGCAACTCACATGAAAAAGACTTGATGGAACCTGCAAAAGGTTCCGTCTGACCGAAACAATCTACATGAATATTAGTTTGCTTCGTGTTACTTCGCAAAAATTCATAATAAAAAGTTGCTCTGAATCGAAGATGAAAGAGCAGGAGAGATACTCTCTCCTTAATCAGTTAAAATAAATAAATAAAATAAAACTTTTAGGACTTGCTATGACTAAATTTGATACAACTATCTACAGATTCCCCTTACTAGAGTCAGTTTATAAAAATGCTAACCCAAGATTAGCACAAGATCTAGTAATAATGAGAGAGAATTTCTTAATTCCCTACTATCGTTATCTAGATAGTTTAACTAGATTTCATATCTTTGAGGGTAAACCTGTAGAAGATACAAATGCATTATTCACTGCAATTAAGAAAGAAATCGACGGCGGTACAGGAATCCATGGTAAAGCTAATTTAACATTTATTGGAAAAATTGTTGAGAAACTAATGCCCGCAGCTATGGCAGATAAGTTTTTCAAAGGTCTTCCAGATCCTGCAACAAGTCAACCAGTTCAAAATTACGATGCACAAGCACAAAAAGCAATTAGTGCAATGCCTCCTAAAGCCAAAGCTGATGCACAGCAACTAATTGCAGTCGGTAAGAAAAATGCCAAATTACAAGGTTATATTGTAGGTGCGTTGACTGTAGGATCACAAATTCTTGCTAAATTTGGAGGTACTTACGGTGCTTCAATGGGCATTCCTCCACAACTAACTGGTGCTGTCATTGGTGCAATTAGTGGTGGTTTAATTGCTGGAATTGCTGCTAAGATGTATGGCAAGCCTTGGGGTGAAGCATTTAAACAAGGTATCAAAGGTGCCCTAGCTGGCGGCGCGGCTGGTGCTTTAGGCGGATTATTAGGAGGCGGTGCAACAGGAAGTAGTGGAGGCGGTGCATCTCCTGACCCTGCCGCGTTTGATCAAGCAGATAATTTTGTACCAGATGAACCTTCAGGGTCTGCTCCGACACCTGCTGCTAGTACCGGCAGCGGTGCAGGAAGCAACACACCTCAAATTGCAGGTGGATCTGGCGGTACACCTGAATTAGGCCCGCCTAGTGCTACTACACCTGATCCTGCTTTACAAGGTACAACTGATAATTCTCCTGATGCTGCTGCGGCCGATCAAGCACAAGCAGATAATTACACACCTAATGAACCTGCAGGAGCTGCACCTCAGATGACGGCACCTCAAGTAATGCAATCTGATTGGTTTAGTCAATTAAGTCCGGAAGCACAACAATGGATGGGCAGTGCTGATAAGAATGATCCTTTTATCCTTCAAAGATTAATTCAAGCAATTCCTAATGCAGCAAGTGTTATACCACCTGAATTAATTAGTCAAGACGCTATGAATGCTGCAAGAGGTGCGGTAAATGCCGCAGGTGGGCCGAATGTTGAAGAAAGTCGAGAAATAAATGTTAATCGTTTAGTCGAGCAGGGTATTGTTGACGCCAATGCAACAATATTAACTTATCGAATTGCAGAAGCAGTTGGTCGTACAAGACCTCGAAGTGTCCAGTTAACTAATGAAGGTATTGGTGATATGTTTAAAAAGGCAGGGTCTTGGTTAAAGACTAAAGCTCAAAATGCCACACAAACAGTAACTGTTGATAAATTAAATCAAGCTTGGATGAAAGCAGGAAGCCCAAGCGATAGCGATCAAATTGCAGATATACTAAAAGCATCTAAAGTACCTGATACTGTTATTGCTAAAGTATATGCAGATATGGGTCTGCCTGCACCAGGTGGTACAGGTGCAGCTCAAGGTGGCGCAGGTGCAGCTCAAGGTGGCGCAGGTGCAGCTCAAGGAGATGAGCTTGATCAAGTAAGAAAAAATGCAGGAATGGGTGCATTTGGGCAAATGGCCGGACAATTAGCATCTGCACCTACTACATCTAGCACGGGTGGCACAACAACCGGTGTTTCTGGAGTAGGTTCCGGAGTTGTTAAACATACAGCAAATCCAAATAATCCAAATATGAAAGCAGCAGCTACACCTACTAATACAAAAGAACCAAGTAGTGCGCCTTCCGGCGGAACAGATGCAATGCGTTCAATGATGAATTTATTAAGTCCGCAGCCACAAAAACAAGGAAATAGTGCACCAGCAGCTCAACCAGCAGCTCCTAAACAAGCAGGCGCAATTCCAAAACCATATTCTGTACCTGGAGCAGTTACTCCTACAAATGTAAAATTTTCCGGCATGGCTGCTGGAAAGCCTGCTGCTCAAGCACCTGCGGCGCAACAAGCAGCACCAGAAGCACCTCAAAAGAAACACACTGGCGGTAAAGTAGCTGGACAAGTAAGTCAAACTCCTAATGCAATTCGAAAGAGAGATGCACGGGCACAAAAAGCTATAGCAGCTGATAGAGAACGTTTATTACCTGATTACGGTGGTGTAAAAGAAAGTACTACTAAATTTTACAGTAAGTTTTTAGGAATAGAAATTTAAAAGAAAGGCATTTGAGTCTTTTTTGTTGTTTCTAAATTATCGTCAATTATTTTGCCCATAATTTCTCTATCTTCAGGGCTTAACAAGTATGATTCTGTTACTGTTAAGCCTCCTCTCATGAACCAACAAAGTCTAAACAAATCGTCTTTAATGGCTTTTGTATCTTTCTCAAACTCTTTTACAAGATTGGTAATACCTTCAATATCGAGATACAAAAGCCTTAGGCGAAAAAAGTTGAAGGATCAAACACTAAAGGAATTTCTATAAAGTCTTCAGTATATCCTTGTTCTTTTAACTCATCTGTAACAGCTATACGTATTGGTTTTATTGAATTTATTTCTCGCAATTTATCAAGGTGTTTTTGAACTTTATCAAATACTTCTTTATCAGCATTATCAATAAATTCTTTTATATGAGTTAAATCTTCAGTACTGCCGATAGGTGTATCAATTCTAAAAATACTTGATTGAACAACACCTATAGTTACGGCTGTTAACTTTTGAAAACTTTCTTTAAAAATTGAAACTTTATCAGCTTCGCTTATATTTTCATTATTAACGGCATCTATTATTTTTTGTGTTTCAAATGTTTTAACAGCACCTTCGCTTATTGTTTTATAATTTAAAGGTTTTACAAAAACTGTTATGTCGTTGTTAATAGGAACAGCAGTATCCCAAGATATTGAACTTAATAATGTATCCATAACTTGTCTAAGATCAACTGCGTAATCAACTTCTTGATCACCTAGTTTAATAGGAGATACCATTTTTTCGCCATATGTAGCTAATCTAATAGAAATTAAGATAACATCTAAATCGATAGACGGTATTTCCCAAGCATTTTTAATGTTTGGAATACAATGCTGTATAACATCGACAACTGCTTGTCCAGTGATTAATGCGTCGGGGACTTTCAACATAAGCTCATCTTTTGCAGTCATAGAATAAACTGGATAATCTCCTGTTTCGGAAATTATTAAACTGCCCGGGGCCCAAAATTGTCCATTGCTAGGCAATTTAATATAAATTTTTGGTTGCCTCATAAATGAAGCTAAGGGATTTACAGCAGCTGAAGGTTGGTTAACCATATTTTGATCTCCGATAAATAAAAGAATAACTTAGGATAGTGTATTTATCTACGTAGATAACTAGCAAAAAACAATGGCTGAAGTATTTGGACAAATTGGTAATCAACCAGTACAACTTAATAATGCTGCGACTGAAACAACTTTAAGACAGTTAGTAGAAGCTGTTCAGCAACTTGCTGGGTCTGGTGCTGCTACTCGAACAGCAAAAATTGCCAACGATGCTATTTCAAATATAAATGCTGCCGGTGAATCTCTTGGAACTGTAGCAGAATCAGCAGATGATGCTGCTAAAGCTACATTAACATTTGAACAAAGATTACAAAAAGCCAATAATGCAAGTGATCTTTTAAGAACATCGTTTGAAAATTTAGAAAAACAATTTGGTTCTTTTATTTCAAAATTAGCTCAAGGTACAGCTAATGCTAGTGATTTGTACGGATCTTTTACGCATTTAAAGGGAGTAGTAGGATTAACTGCTGTAGTATTTCAAAAAGTTGCAGCATTTCAAGAAGAAAATTTAAAAACATATCAAGATCTTAGTTCAGCTGGTGTAAATTTTGGTGGTAGCTTAACACAGATGCGTATGGCGGCACAAAATAGCTATATGTCATTAACTGAATTTTCAAACTTAATGAAAAATAACGGTGAAGCTTTTTCTAGAATGGGCGGTACTGTTAATCAAGGTGCAATGGCTTTTACAAAGTTAAGCAACAGTTTATTAAAAAGTGAAGCAGGTGATGAATTAAGAGCATTAGGTTATACTACAGCACAAGTAAATCAAGGCATGTTAAATTATATAAACATGACCGGTGGTAGAACAAAAGAAGAATTAAAAAATACTAAAGATATTACTGCCGCTAGTGTGGAATATCTAACACAATTAGATGGTCTAGCTCAACTTACTGGTAAATCGAGAGAACAACAAGAACAAGCATTAAAAGAAGCTAATCAAAATGCTGCCATACAGCAAAAAATGGCCGGCATGGATGAAAAGCAAAAAGCAGCCTATCTTAAAGGGCTTGCTGAAATGGAAGGAAAATTTGGTAAAGCTGGTAGAGAAATGTACCAAGCACAGGTTTTAGGAATTCCTCCAATGACCGAAGCTGCTAAAAATTTAACAGCATTAGCACCTGAAGTTGCACGAGCAAGTCAAGGTATGGCAGATGTTGCAGCTAGAGGTGGTACTGCGGCCGAAACGATGAAACATTCTGCCGAAGCAACAGAAGGTGCTGTTAAAGCTTCTGGAAGATTTACTAATGTTGCAGGTGCTTTGAGTATGCAAGGCGGCGGAGTATCTGAATCATTGATGGGGTTAATGAAAACATCAAATCAAGCGATACAACAGGGTAGAACTAGCGCAAACGCAGAATTAGCAGAAAGAGCAAAAATATTAGAAGAAGAAAAGAAACGTAAAGAGTCAGAAGCCAAATCAGCAGTCGAAGCACAAAAAGCAATTCAAGAAATGGGCCAAGCATTAATGGCTATTTTATTACCTGCTATAAAAATATTAACTCCTATTGTTAATGCTTTAACAAGCGTGTTAGGGTTTGTTGTTAAAAAATTCGGAGAATTAGAAAGTGTTGGTACTGCTCTAGTAGCAATGTTAATAGCATATTTGGCTTATCAAAAAATACGTAATGCCAAAGCTGCTGCCGATGAGGCAAAAGAAAAAGTTAAAGCTCTTACAGAAAAAGCCGGTGTTACTAGTGTCACTGGATTAGGACGTTTAGGTACATATAGTAATGCTATGTATGATATTGTAATTTCCTAAAATGGGAGCAATGGCAAAAGGAATTACTGGAGGCGTAGGTGGAATTTTAGGCGGATTTGCTTTAGATGCTGCATCTAAAAAATTAGAAGAGTCTGGAAATGAAAAAGCAGCCGCAGGCGTTGGTGTTGCAAGTGATGTTGCTACTTATGCAGGTATGGGAGCAACATTAGGTAGTGTAGTTCCTGGATTAGGTACAGCAGCTGGCGCTATTATAGGTGGTATCGGTGGTGGTGCGTATAGTTTATATAAAAATTGGGGTAAACTTACCGGAGAAAAACCTGAAGAAGAAAAGCCTAAAATGGCAGATGGCGGTGTTGTAACTAAACCTACAGAAGTGTTAGCAGGTGAAGCAGGTCCAGAAGCAATTATACCATTGAAGCAATTTGAAAGTTTAAGAGTCGAGCTAGAAATGTTAAATAAGCAATCAGCAGAAATGATTAAGTATCTAAAAGAAACCGCAGATTATACTAAACGTAATGTTGATGCAACCAAATCTCTAAACGGAGATTTATTTAAATTTTAAATTATGTCTTGGAAAAAGTACTTCACTTTAGTTGATACATCAGGTGCATTAAGTCCTGTTAACGGATCTATGGGTTTATCCAGAGTCGGATCTGATGCCAATCCTACCCATAGAAATTACGCTAGCTATTTGCCGGATGTTTATTCCGGGCATCCTAATCGTCTTGAGCGTTACGGGCAATATGATACCATGGATAGTGATAGTGAAGTAAATGCTGCTTTAGATATTTTAGCTGAATTTTGTACACAAGAAAATGAAGAAAACGGAACACCGTTTCAAGTATTTTTTAAAGAACAAGCTACTAGTACAGAAATAAAAATTATTAAAAAGTTCTTACAACAATGGACAAAGTTGAATAAATTTCATACAAGAATGTTCAAAGTTGTTCGTAATACTTTTAAGTATGGCGATGTATTTTTTGTAAGAGATCCTGAAACTCAAGAGTGGTTGTATGTTGATCCTACCAAAGTTGATAAAATTATTGTCAACGAGTCGGAAGGTAAAAAGCCTGAACAATATATTATTCGCGACTGGAATCCAAATTTAGAAACATTAGCTACAACTCAAATCAACCCTAGCAATGTAACAGGTGGTGGCAGTCAATATGCTAGCGGATATGCAGGAAACAATGCCGGTGTAGGAATGAGTAGAGGTATGACAGGTTCATACCCTAGTAATATTACAGGAAATAGATTTCAGCGTACAGAAAATCAATATGCTATAGATGCAAAACATGTAATTCATTTAAGTTTAAGTGAAGGTTTAGATAACAATTTTCCATTTGGAACAAGTTTATTAGAAAGCATTTTTAAAGTTTACAAACAAAAAGAGTTACTTGAAGATGCTATTATTATCTATCGTATTCAACGTGCGCCAGAACGTCGTGTGTTCTATATTGATGTAGGTAATATGCCTAGTCACTTAGCTATGAGTTTCGTTGAGCGTGTAAAAAATGAAGTTAATCAAAGACGTATTCCTAGTGTTACCGGTGGTAGTCAAACGGTAATTGATGCAGGATATAATCCGTTGAGTATTAATGAAGACTATTTCTTTCCGCAAACTGCTGAAGGTAGAGGAAGTAAAGTCGAAGTATTGCCTGGCGGCACTAACTTAGGAGAAATTGATGATCTTAAGTATTTTACTAATAAGTTGTTTAGGGCTTTACGTATCCCTAGCAGTTATCTCCCTACTGGACCTGACGACGGAGGAAGCAACTTTAATGATGGTCGAGTTGGAACAGCATACATTCAAGAACTTAGATTTAACAAGTACTGCGAGCGTCTACAATCAATCTTAAATGAGCATTTTGATGTTGAATTTAAAGCATACTTGCACAATAAAGGTATTAATATTGATGGTAATATATTTGATGTAAAATTTAATCCTCCTCAGAATTTTGCTGCTTACCGTCAAAGTGAAATGGATACTGCTAGAGTTGCGACATTTGGTCAAGTAGTTCAAGTTCCGTTTATTAGTAAACGTTTTGCATTAAAACGATTCTTAGGATTAAGTGCAGAAGAAGTTGCAGAGAATGAAACAATGTGGCGTGAAGAAAATATCGATGAAGATACTGAATTAAGTGCAAGTGCAGAATTGCGTGGTGCAGGAATTACTGCAAACGGCATGACTTCAGATATGGGAGCAATTGGCGGAGCAACAACACCACCGACACCTCCTGCAGGCCAAGAACAAGCTGGAGGTGCTTCAGGTGGTGCACCTGCAGAGACAGCACCTCCAGCATAAATATTATTATGTTTTTACGTGAATTCATTTATTTTGATAAAAGTCGACCAGATATGGTCGACGATAACCGCTATGATTCTGATAAAGATACTAGCATTTTAAGTATGGATGATACTAGAAAAACTCGTTTAACATTAAAGATGTTAAATGATTTACGTAAAGCAGGAGATGCTAGAGAAAAAGAACGTAAAGAAGAATTAGGATTAGTAAGAAAAATGTATGCAGCACCAGCTCCGGAAGCTGCTCCGGCATAAATTTCAATAAAAAATTGTTTAAAATAAATTTTTTAGGTCAAAATCTCTTCTTTTTGGCCTGTTTCCTACGAATTTTTTAAAAACCCTTTAAATATATCACAAAGCCTTGCCGCAACCAATTAAGGAGAAAATCTGCAATGTCTAAAAAGTTTGAACAACTTCTAGATCTAATTGTCAACGAAGAAATGGATAAAGCCAACGAGCTATTTCATGAGATTGTTGTAGAAAAATCTAGATCAATATACGAAAATTTAATTGCTCAAGAAGCAGAAGAAGAAGTCGAAGAATCTGAAGAAGAAGTCGAAGAATCTGAAGAAGAATTTGACGAATCTACTGAAGAAGTCGATGAAGCTGAAGAAGTCGATGAAGCTGAAGAAGAAACCGACGAATCTGTTGAATTAGAAGATTCATACATGATGGACGGTGACGACGATGAAGAAGAGCCAAGTGGAATAGAACAGACAGATGACCTAGAAGGTGATGTTTCCTCTGATGGAGATGACATGGGTGGTGATATGTCTGGTGAAGAACAAGTAGAATTTGACATCCGTGACGCCATTGAAAAATTAGAAGCTGCTCTAGCCTCTTTAGAAGGTGGCGACGAAATGGGTGGTGACGAATTCGACGACAACATGGGTGACATGGGAAGCGACGAAGAAGAACCAGAAATGATGGGAATGTACGAAGGTAAAAAGCGTATGACCCGTGAGTATGTCGAAAAAGTCGGAAATGACTGGGACAAAAATGGTTCCATGAAAACTCAAAAGCAATACGTAGGTGCTGGATCAGGTGACAAAGAAGGTGCACCCGATGAAGGTAAAAGCCCTATTGCTAGCGGTTCAAACAAGCCAGGCCCAGCCGGAGTAAACGCTAAGAATTTAAATCAAGGCGCTACAGAAGGTCAAAGCAATACCGGTACAAGTCCTGGTAAAGTTTCAAAAGGTCTAGCACCTCACTCTGGTGAAAAGTTTGCTTCTGGTGTACATAATGTAGACGGTAAAAAGTCTGGCGTTAAGACATTAAGCAATGTTAAAGGTGGTCACGGAGCTGAGAAGAAAGGTTCTAGCCCAGGTCCAGTTGGTTCTGGATCAGGTGATAAAGCCGGTCAAACTAGCACCCCTGCTGTTAAGCAATTCTTAAAGCCATACGGCAATTAATTAGAGAAACAGGATGAAACTAGCTTATCTAAGAGAACATTTAAGTTTTGATCAATCTGGTATTATACTAGAAAGTGACGACAAAGATGGCAAGAGTCTTTATTTAAAAGGCATTGCTATTCAAGGCGGTATTCGTAATGCCAATGGTCGCGTATATCCTGTTGATGAAATTGAACGTGCAGTTAAAACGCTAAACGATCAATTACAAAATGGATATTCAGTATTAGGTGAAGTTGATCATCCTGATGATTTAAAAGTTAATTTGGACCGTGTATCCCATATGATTACTCAAATGTGGATGGAAGGTCCTAATGGTTATGGGAAGATGAAAATTCTTCCTACCCCAATGGGCAACTTAATTCGCACTATGTTAGAAAGCGGTGTAAAACTTGGTGTAAGTTCAAGAGGCAGCGGAAACGTTGACGATTTGAGCGGTCGAGTATCCGATTTTGAAATTATTACTGTAGATGTAGTTGCACAACCTAGCGCTCCTGGTGCTTATCCTACTCCTGTTTATGAACATCTCATGAACACAAGAGGCGGAAATAAAGCATTTAGGGTTGCTACTGAAGTAAGAGAAGATCCAAAGGCCCAGAAATATTTGAAGGAAAGTCTCCTTCAGATCATCAAAGGTCTAAAATAAGCCCGAGGAGAAAAGTAAATGTTGGACGCATTCAAACAATTGACAGAAGCTGGTATAATCGGTGAAGATGTTAAATCTGAACTAGAAGCCGCTCTTGCTCAAAAATTACAAGAGAATCGCGACCAAGTTACCGCTGAACTTCGTGAAGAATTTGCACAAAAGTATACACATGACAAACAAGTTATGGTAGAAGCAATTGACAAGATGTTAAGCGAAAGATTGGCCGCAGAGATGGCCGAATTGAATGACGACAGAAAAGCACTAGCCGAAGCAAAAGCACAATACAAACAACGTATCAGTGAAGATGCTAAAAAGCTAGAAGGATTCATAATCAAACAATTAGGCAAAGAGTTAGTAGAGTTCCAAGGAGATCGTAGAAAAGTTTCCGAGAACTTTGAGAAATTAGAGCAGTTTATTGTACATGCTCTATCGAAAGAAATAAACGAATTCGCTAAAGACAAACGTGATCTAGCCGAAACTAAAGTTAAACTAGTTCGCGAAGCTAAGGCAAAATTCGAATCAATTAAGCAAAACTTTGTTAAGCGTTCTGCACAAGTAGTAGAAAATGTTGTTACACACAAGTTAACATCTGAAATCAAGCAATTGAAGGAAGATATTGATAGCAGTCGTAATAATGATTTTGGACGCAGAATTTACGAAGCATTTGCACAAGAGTTTGCTAGTTCTTATCTAAATGAAAAATCTGAAACAAGTAAATTGTTAAAGATTATCGAGAAGAAAGAGCAGGAATTAGCAGAAGCCAAACAAGCAGTAAATGAAAAAGCAACATTAGTTGAATCAGTACAACGTGAAATACGTGTTACTAAAGATCTAATGGAGCGTAAGCACGTTATGGCCGAGCTATTGGCACCTTTAGGTGCCGACAAGAGAGAGCTAATGAAAGAATTATTAGAGAGTGTACAAACTCCAAAACTTTCGGCAGCATTTGACAAATACCTACCCGCAGTAATGGAAGGCGAGACTAAAAAAGCAAGTAAAAAAGTTGCTTTAAATGAAAGTGTTGCCGTAACAGGCGATCGTGAAACCAAGCCAGAGGTAGGCTTAGACAACATATTAGATATCCGCAAATTAGCGGGTCTAAAATAATTCAAGGAGACAATAGGAAATGTCACAACTTTTAAATGAAAGATGGTCAGAGACCAAAGACGCTCTGCTTGAAGGCCTACAAGGTAACCGTCGTGCTTCTATGGGCGTATGCTTAGAGAATACACGTCGTTACTTGGCAGAAGCCGCAACAGCAGGTGCAACCAGCACTGGTAATATCGCTACTCTAAATCGCGTTATTCTTCCAGTTATTCGTCGTGTTATGCCAACCGTTATCGCTAACGAAATCATCGGCGTTCAGCCAATGACTGGCCCAGTAGCACAAATCCATACTCTACGTGTTCGCTATGCTGACAGCGGTGACGGAGTTGTAGCAGGCGAAGAGGCATTAAGCCCATTCAAGATTGCTTCTGCTTACTCTGGTAACAACGTTGATGCTACACCTAAGGCACAAGTAACAAGTGCTTTAGAAGGTACACCAGGTAAGCGTATGAGCATTCAAATCTTGAAGACACCTGTCGAAGCCAAGAGCCGCAAACTAAGCGCTCGTTGGACATTCGAGGCTGCTCAAGACGCTCAAGCACAACAAGGTATTGATATCGAAGCAGAAATCATGGCCGCTTTAGCTCAAGAAATTACAGCTGAAATCGACCAAGAAGTTCTATCTTCTCTACGTAGTCTAGCTAGTGTCGAAGAAACATATGACCAGTCATTAGTTTCTGGTACAGCTACATTCGTTGGTGACGAGCACGCTGCTTTAGCTATTCAGATCAACCGTGTAAGCAACTTAATTGCTCAGCGTACACGTCGTGGTTCTGCTAACTGGGCTGTTGTTTCTAACCAGGCTCTAACAATTCTACAGAGCGCAACAACTTCTGCTTTTGCTCGCACAACAGAAGGCACATTCGAGGCTCCTACAAACACCAAGTTTGTTGGAACACTAAATGGCGCAATGCGTGTTTATGTAGACGCTTATCTAAGCGACACAAGCGACAACAACCAAGTTCTAGTTGGTTATAAGGGTACAAGCGAAGCTGACGCTGCTGCTTTCTATTGCCCATATATTCCTCTAATGAGCTCTGGTGTTGTTCTAGATCCAGCAACATTTGAGCCAGTAGTTGGCTTCTTAACACGCTACGGCTATGTTGAGTTGACAAACACTGCTTCTTCTCTAGGTAACGCTGCTGACTACCTAGGTAAGGTTGCAATCACAAGTGCAAATGTAAGCTTCAAGTAATCAATTACTTGATTTTTACACAATCAAAACCCGCTTCGGCGGGTTTTTTATTAAATATAGTGTCTAGATTATTATGCGGTACCCACCGCGTATGACCCTAGAACGGTCGCATTATAAAGGAGAAAACAAATGGGACGTCCAATTAAATCAAAATATTTCGGAACACGTAAAGGCCTAGGAGTTGCTGGTGAAGGTGTTCTTAGTGTTACAAATCCAGCAGGTACATTAGCAGGATTAGTAGCTGGAACTTATGCAATTCCTGCAGGTAGCATTGGTGCTCCACAAATTGCAGGAGGTTCAAAGCCATCACTAAATGTTGTAGCAACAAATTCTACTACTTATACTGTTGCAGTTGTGTCAGCAGGATCAGGTTATACTAGTGCTCCAGCAATTACATTTAACGGTAGTATTGCTGGCGGTTCAGGAAGCGCTACACCTGTTGCTACTTTAACAACAAGTGTATTAAATATCATCGATTGTACCGCATATATTCCTACTGTTAACGGCGGAAGCAGTGCAGTATCGGGCGATATTCAAGAACAAGTTGCTAGTAAAAAGTATCGTGTAGTAACTGCTCAAGGTACAGGTGCTTGCAAACTAGTTCCTACAGATTCATTAACAGCAGGCCAAATGTACATTGGTGCAACAGACGTTAATGGTAGTACATACTTTGTTAAAAAGTTAACTGCTCGTCGTGCGGTATTAATACAAAATGTTGTAAATGGTTCGTTTGAATTTGCAGATAACGAAGCTGCTGGATGGACTTTAGATGCTGCTTCTGCAGGTGTTGTACAAATTGATAATAGATAAAAGTTATTAACTCAATTTAAAAGGGGACTTAGGTCCCCTTTTTTGTTTATAGGTAAATAGTACTATGACATCAAATTGGGCTCTTCCATCAATAGTTGAACAATATTCACAACCTGGTGCAGAAAATGTACATGTATCATGGATTAACTTTGATAATTTTAATAATTTAAAAACTAATAATGGAAAATCAGTAAAAACATCTCGAGATTTAATACATATTGCTCGAGACCCTCGTCACGACATAGTTGAAAAAACATATTTTATTAAATGTGTTGGATTTAATTTTGTTAATTTACCTTTGTCACCTTCCGGTATAGAAATAAAATTAACATCAAATCGTTTTGGAAGAATTACAGATGAAACAGTTTTGTTGACACTAAATGACGAAACTATTGGAAATAATCATGCATCGTTAGATTTAAGTCCTATTAAAACTTATGGAAATAATAACGATATGTGGAACACTACTCTAACAAATTCAGACTTTCAAAATAGCTCATTCGGTGTGATTTTAAGATTTCAAAGCCATCCTAACTGGCCTCATAAATGCAGTATGTTGTTAGATGCTATTGAAATAAGAATCCATTAAAAAATAAATACGTATGAGGATTTATAAATGACTACCAATGTACTTAAGTTACCCGGCGATTATAAAATAAAAGCACTAAATGGCTTAATTGAAATTGAAGCCGGAAATGATATTGACATTATTTCTGGTGGTACGGTTACTATAGAGGCACCTGTTGAAGTTTATGTTGATACACCATTAACTACTTTCACAGGCGATGCAACTGTAGAAGAAAATACTATTTTAGGACTTACTACAGATAATACTATCGAAGCTAATGCACGTTTTATTACTGATGTAGTTCCTAAAGATAGTGCTACTTATGATTTAGGCTTATCTACTAATACATGGAATAAATTAAATTCAGAAGAAGCTGAATTCTATAGCCCTAATAATGTAGGAAATCCTTACGGTAGACCATACGATCCTGGTGATATATACGATACTGAAGCACATAGACGTGAAGGTTCTGTATATGTAACTGGCGGTATGGGTATTGAAAAAGACTTAAACGTCGGTGGATGGATTTACGGTAGAATTGATTTTGCTAACACAACCACATTCGTATACACAACTGCTACTAATAACGACGAAAATTATTATCTACCATTTGTAAGATATCAATATGGGACTCCTCCCGTACCTAGTCGTATTTTTGTTGACGAAACAAGTCCAGCAGTTCCAAGTGGTTTACGATATAATCCGTCAACAGGAAAAATTACTACAGAACAAATTGATGTAGTTGGTACAGAAGATACATCGGATCCAACTACAGGTGCTTTAACGGTAGCAGGTGGTGTTGGTATTGAATTAAGCTTACAAGTTGGTGAAGATGTAACATCATCTAACTTATATGCCCAGACCGACAATACAGGGCAAATTGGTACTTCTTCTACCCAATGGTCTGAAGCTTATATACAAAATTTATTCACGAGATACATTAAGTCAACTACTGGTACAATTCAAATTGCACCGAAAGACCCATTAACTGAAATTATTGGCGATATTAGAGTAAGAGGTGTTAATCCGATAGGTACTGCACCCGTTGTAACTAATACATTATATGTTACAGTAGATGGCAATGATACAAATGATGGCCGCGCACAAGATGCAAGTAGAGCTTGTAGAACTATAGGTGGCGCATTACGAAGCCCTCATTATCAACCAGGTACACAAATTTTAGTAAGCGCTGGTAGATACTTAGAAGACAATCCTCTTAGATTAAAACCTTATACAAGTATTAGAGGATCTGATATACGTACAACATTTATCGAACCTATTAATAAAACTCAAGACTTATTCCATTTAGATAGCGGATGTTATCTAAATTACATGACTTTCTTAAATGGTAGAAGTGGACTATTAGAAGGACCTTACGAACAAGGATTTAATAGAGGCGCATATGCTACAGCATTTCCTCCATTATCAGGTGCTGATAGAATAGATTTATTCCATTCTCCATATGTACAAAACTGTACAAATCAAAGTGGTCCTTGGTTCCGCGACGGAACAATGTTTGTACCAAATCAAAGCATCCAAGTTCCGGCAATTGTAGGTACAGGTACATGGGCGTTTAATACAACAAGTATAGTTGTTAATGTAGTATCAGAACCAATTAACGGATTTATTAATGCTGGACAACCAGGATCTGGTACAACAGATTATACTGGACATTTAGAAAGCACAGTTAATTTACAAGGTACTATACCTACTGTAAGTAGTTTACCTACTTCTCCTACACCTATATTACTCGACGGATATATTACATCAGATACTGGCGATTTATGGGTATATACCGAAGCAACAACTATTACGCAAGGTATGTATGTAAATTCTGGACAACAAAATCCAGGATTCTTTAATGCAAGAACATTAATGCTTGCAAATAAACAATTTATACAAGAACAAGTTGTTGAATTTGTTGAGCAAACATTTAATAGCGGAAGTTTTTCATATGATGCAGTTAAATGTGAAAGAGATATAGGATTAATTGTCGATAGTATAGCAATTGATTTGCTACAAAATAGTGAAAGCGAAAGTATTTTTGCAGGTTTACAATATTGGAGACAAAGTGGATATGTTGACTCTATTGGAGATCAAATAACTACTACTACAGATGCTATTAACTATGTTAAATCTCAGGCTATTTTAGCAGTAAGCTCACCGTTTGACGCAACAGTAGGTTCAAAATTTGATATAATAATAGATATTTTAAACACACCCTTATCTACAATATCATCAGGTGCATTTGCAGAAACAATTACTAATTTAATAGAAGCAAACCCTAATGGTATTGCTTCAACAGATCCAGCAACTGTAGCTGCATATGACGCATTACTGGCAGCAAAAAGTACTATAGCAACAAATACCATTAATTATATTTCAATAGCGCATCCGTTATTCACTTCTTATAGTGTAGATAAGTGTACTAGAGATGTGGGTTATATGATTGATAGCGTTGCTTTTGATTTGTTACATGGCGGTAGTAAACAAAGTATTAAATCAGGAGTATACTACTTTGGTTATTCAGCTGCTCAAACTGAAGTACCAAACGAATTACCTCAAACAGTTCAAGCATATAATTTTATAAAATCGTTAGTATCTAATGTAGTACTTGCTACTCCTATTGTTAATCCATATCAAGTTGGTGTTACACAAACAACTGGATTAAATTCTGCAACAATTTACGAAGTTAATGCGTTGGAAGATAGTATTGATTTAATTACAAAAATTATAAGAAATGGCCCTAGCGTAGTTGATGCTAGAATTCCTATTAATTTAAACCAAAGCGGAAATACAAATGTATTAAATGCATATAACTTATTAGTTAATAATAGAGCATTTATACAAGCTGAAACTATTGCTTATATTAACAGCAGCACATTTAGCACATTTAGTAGCTATTCAAAAGAAAAGTGCTACAGAGATGTAGGTATCCTAGTTGAAAACATAGCCTATGATGCAGCATTCGGTGGTAACCAAAAAGCAATAGAAAGTGGATTAGCTTACTACGACGGAGTTATTAGCAGAATTGCAGGACAAGAAACTCAAACAGTATCGGCTATAGATTACTTAAATCAATTAACTCAAGATGTTATTACTAATACATCTGCACCTGATTTATTAAGTGGGTCAGGCGTCCCTCAAGTAATTAATTGGGTATTAACAAACGGTGATGTAGCTAGTGAATCAATTAATAACTTAGTTAATATTATAACTGATATAATTAATAAAGGTCCATCTGCTGCACCTACAATGTATAGTAGTACTGGTCCTGATGCTGCATTTGTTAGTGCAGAAGTTTTATTACAGGCAAATAGAGAATTTATACAACAAAATACTATTAATTATATTAATAATATTATCTACGCCGGCGGTTTACCATACAGTGAAATTAAATGTCGTAGAGATACAGGATTGATTATTGATTCTATCGCAACAGATTTGATGCACTACACACCAGAATTTAGTCAATCGACATTTGCTGGTTTACAATATTGGAGTCAAGATAACTATGTTGGCGATATTGAAGATCAATTAAATCCAACTGTTGCTGCAATGATATATTTAAAAGAAACAGCAGCAAAAATAATGAAAAATATTACACCTGCTGATGATCTAATTGATAGATATCATACCGGTTCGCCGACTCAAGATACATCTTTAGAAGCCGCAACAGATGCAGAAGTATTCACAGTTAATTCTTTATTTGATTTAATCATAGAAATTGTTAACGGTAGAAAAACAGGATGGACCGATAGAATTATTTCAAACGGATTAGCAAGTCATTTACCAAGTATACAAAATGCTTATAATATTTTACAAGAAAACAAAGAATATTTAGGATATGAAATAACTGCTTACGTTGATGCAACTAATTTTGGATTTACATACGATTTAGGAAAATGCCGTAGAGATGTCGGTTACATGATAGATGCTGTATGTTTTGATATGGTACATGGTGGTAATAGACAAAGTATTCAAAATGGTCTATACTATTACGGATTTAGTACTTCATTATCGAATATACATGGAAATCAAAATGTTGCAACTATAGCAGCATTTAATTATCTATCATCGATATCTGGTCAAGTAATACAAAATATTACTGTAACACCTAATCAATCTAATGCAGTACAAATATTTGGCGAAACTGTAGGTACATCTTCTGAGGCCACAACACTTGCAAATGCAATATCTACAATTACTAATATTATTCAGAATTCACCGACTGTTGCATCACAGCCGACTCAAGTTTATTTTACAGCTTCAAATACTACGTCGACTATAGCTGCATATAGTTTGTTGAATTCAAATAGAACATTCTTAGTAGAACAAACAATTGCTTTTATTGATCAAACATATAATCCGGGTGCATTTAACTATAACGAAGCAAAATGCTACAGAGATGTTGGATTAATTGTTGACGCAGTAAGTCAAGATATTTTATTAGGCGGAAATCAAAAGAGTATTGAAGCAGGTTTAGCATATTGGAGTGCAGGTTATAATTATGTAACTGGGCAAGAAACTACAACTACAATGGCTATAAATTATGCTTCTACAATTAGTCTACAGATTATAGCTAATCAACCAGTCGTTGTACAGTCAGGTACAACAGTAAGTCAAATTATAAATCCGTTCTTTGATTATGGTTGGGAATATGGTCCTCAAGAAGCAGTGGCCAGAAACTTTAACATTATTACGGATATAATAGAAAGAGGTCCGATATATGCACCTCCTGTTTATGCCGGTGGAGGCCTATTCTCTCTAACTGGTTTAAATGGTTCAGATGTTAAAATAAGTCCTCAGGTCACATCTGTTGTACCTATATCAGCAGGAACATATAGAATTGGTTTAAGTACGTCAACTATAGGATTTGGAACTAATTCTACTTTATATTTTGGAGATACATTGATATTCCCAATAAGAGATAATCAAGTAGAAGAACAAAGTCTAAAGTACACAGGAAGTACAAGTACTTGGCAACAAAGAAAAATTGATCCTATAGGTTCTATGGGAGGAAGTTTAGTAGACGGTGCTGTAATTAGCGATCGTAGCCCTATTCAATCGTTTGTTTATGATGCTTTCACTCAAGTTAACCAAGGTGGTAGAGGAATACATATAACAAATGATGGTTATGCACAGCTAGTTTCTGTGTTTACTATCTTCTGTTCAGTTGGGGTACAAACAGATAACGGTGGTATTGCAAGTATTGTTAACAGTAATGCAAACTTTGGTAATATATGTTTGTTATCAAAAGGATACGGTAGACGTAAATTTAGTGGTACAATATATAATCCTGCATTTAAATCATATCCCGATGATCCGGTATTCAATGAATTTTTCCCTGAAGGATATTGGCCAAACGGAGGAAGAGTTAGAGCATTTATTCCAGATTTAGATGATAGACCACATATTTCTCTAGTTATGGAAATTGTTCCTCCTGACGGACATGAAAATGAACAAAACTTCCCTGGATTTTTAAATGCTACACCTAACAAAGCAGCATTAACTACAGGAACTATTACAATTACTGATATCGATACTGAAGGGATTGCTGTCGGAAATTATCTGTACGTTAGAGATCAAAATGGATTTGAAGGAACTGGTACAATATTCAAACTATATGCAGATACAGGTACAATCGTTACTGATGTAGGGTATAGAAGTGTTACATTAAATAAAGCATTAACAAATGGTGGATCAGATCCAGAATTTACTGATAATGATAATTACTTCAATTTATATTTCTGCGGTAATGCTTATTACACAGTATTAAGTAGTGAAGTAGGAGATAATCCATTGCCTGTAGGTACACATGTGTTATCTGCAAATCCATATACAGGTATTACAATTGATCAAAGACCGGCTCATATTGCGTCATTACATCATTTAAGTACTATAACAAACAAAGTGATTAGTAATATTGCAGTTACTCCTTTATCTATAGGAACTACAGCTAATCAAATAATTAATCCATTAATTTTAGGTGGTAACCAAGCTATTGATTTTATTAATTTAAGATTTAATGAGTTAATTAATATAGTCGACGCATTAAATCTTGCACAAGCAGAAGCTGTTATTCCGTCAAGTTTACGTACAACAAGTGGACCAGCCGTAGAAGGTGCAAGTGCTGCTGTTCGATTAATAACAGATAACATAGAATTTATCGCAGATGAAGTAACTAATTATGCTGTAGAATGGATCAACGCTAGTCCGACACCATATACAATGACAGACTCTCAACAGGCAAAATGTAAACGAGATACAAAAATTATTCTTCAGCGATTAATTTACGATATACAATCGGGTGGCCGTTATAATACTGTTATGAGCGGTCTAAGTTATTGGCAACGTAACGGTACACATCATATTATTCAATTAGGCGAAAATGTAAGAAGAACTGAGTTATTCCCTGACGGTTCGACAATTAATTTCTTCCAGCGTAGCTATATGAGTGCTTCTGGTTATGTATTTGAATATGTTGGAGCAGGCATTGATTATGGTGCACTTCCTCAACGAGGAGTTGCAGATCCTAAACAAGGACAAGAAGTTGTTATGTTAGATAGCGGTAAAGTATTCTTTACTAGTACAGATCAAAACGGTGACTTCAGAATTGGTCCAGGATTAGTAATTAGTCAGGCAACAGGCGTTCTAAGTGGTAGAACATTTACTAAATCATTGTTTGCTAATATGACTCCATTTATATTAGCAATCGAATCCGGCGGAGGTTAAAAAGGATATATTATGGCATTAATTCCATTAAACACATTTAAAACAAAAACTTTTAGGTTAAACGATATTTCAACTCAAACAGTTTATACAGCACCTGTAGGTGTAACCAGCATCGTATTAATGGCTCAAGTTTCTAACTTGACTACAGAAACTCAAACTGTTAATTTTGTACACTATAGACGATTTCCTGTATTAGCAGATGCTCAGGGCAACGGAGCTCAACCATCCGATCAAAATAATATAGGATCATATCTTGTTAAAGATTTTTCAATTCCGGGCGGTGATGCAGCAAGTATGCTTTCTGGAAAATTAATTATTGAAACATTAAATAGTATAAGAGCAAGTGCAGTTAATAGCGGAACATGTCAATTAGTTTTGAGTATACTTGAAACAGCTAATGAATAAACCAGAGAATTAAATTATGCCAAGACTATTAAGTGGATCAACATTACGTCGTGGAGGTAGCGGAGAATTCCTTGACCTTAGAGGAGCAATGCCTCAACTACCACCTTCAGAAACTACCGCAACTGGTTTTACACTTGTAACTGATTCTCTATACAGAACTACGTATAGATCAAGTTTAGGATTTATCGAAATTAAAACTGCTACAATGTATAGCAGTTTACCAGAAGGTACAATTCGTATATTGGCCACTGGAACTTCGTTCTTGGCAACTAATACAGAATCAGGGACATTGGTTGTAAAAGGTGGCATCGGTGTCGGCGGCAACATGAATATTGCCCAAGACATTGTTGTTAATGATTTAACTATAGGAAAAGGTTTAGAAGGTTACAATAATATTGTATTTCAAGGTACAGCAACTGCTAGAGCTAACGATTTTAATGTAGGACAACAATCAATTACAATTGGCTACGATTCTTTAACAGGAATCGAAACGTCATTTAGAAATATTGCTATCGGTTCAAGTGCATTAAGTTCAGGAACTGACCTACGATTAAGTATAGCAATTGGGGATAATGCATTAAAAAATGTAGGGGTACCAAATTTTATTTCAGTTGCTACAATAAATGATATTGATCGTTATTTGTCATCAACGATTTCTTCAGTTTTGCAACAAAATCCGATGAGAATTATTGCAAACAATCATGGCCTGCTTAACGGATCACAAATTTATGTAACAGGTGTTGATGGAATAACTACATCATCCATTGCAACCGGTGTTTATAGCTTAATTAATGAACAACCGTTATATGTTAATGCAATAGATATTAACACATTAGAAGCTTATTATGATCAAGCATTAACTGTCCCTGTAAACTCTACAAATGCATCGGCTTATGTAACTGGCGGAACGGTGTATTCTCCTGTAATAATAACAGTAAATACCCCTCATCAATTAGTTTCAGGGTCATATGTACATATCGATGGAATAGTTGGAACAACACAATTAAACAACGATGATTTTTATGTAAGACAATTGTCGGCAAATCAATTTTCATTGTTCTTAGATCCTATTTTTAAAGAACCAGTTGACGGAACACCATTCGGTTCTTACGTAAGTGGCGGTGAAGTACAAATAAGACCTCAAAGAGATGCTAATATTGGTTATGGTCACAGTGCAGGCGAAAACTTAATAGATGGTACAAATAACGTTTTACTTGGTAATAACTCTGCTCAGAATTTAAACACAGGTTCGAACAATATTATTATTGGAAATAATAAAGCATTTGATCTTTTTACTGGTAGTGGTATTATTAGTATCGGTGGTGATAACATTGTTAATGGAAAAAATAACCAAGTTAACATAGGATCAATATTTTATTATGACGGATCAACGACATCGACTATTAGATCTATAACTAGAATATTATCATACGAACAATCGGTAAGCACTAATACAGGTGCATTACAAACTTTAGGCGGTATAGGTATTAATGGTAATGGGTATTTTGGAGGAATGCTACAGGTATTAGGTACCCAAACATCAACTATTACTAATGATTTATCTGTACTAGGCAATACAACTATTAAAAAATCATTAACAGTTGATGGCTCCGATAATATTAATTTAGTACCAAACGGTGCAACAGTATATATACAACCTGATTTAGGTGGTTCTGTAGTTATTAGAGCAGATTCTCCCGGAACGATAAACAATATCAGTATTGGTGCAACTGATGCAGAATCTGGTAGATTTACTACTGTTCAAGTAATAAACACTACTAATTCAACATCTACTGTAACTGGTGCATTAGTAGTAGCCGGTGGAGTCGGAATTGGTGGAAATGTGTATAGCAATAGCGGAAACGCTGATGAAAATTATTTGTTACATACTCCTCGAATATCAGTAAGTGCAGGAGTACCCCCTACTGATCCTAAAGTGGGCGATTTTTGGATCGATTCAGCTGTTCCTGCATATTTGCAATATATTAAAGACGGTACGAATAAATTTTGGATACAAATCGGTTCCGTTTAACATGAACAAGAGTAAAAATATATGTCAACTTTAAATTTTCCTAGTAATCCAACAATAGGCCAAACGCATACTGTAGGATCAAGGACTTATACATGGAATGGTACTGCTTGGGTAGTATCTAGTAGTTCAGTATCTGGAACAACCGGAACTTTACAACAGCTAGTAGTTAGCTCAACTGGTTCTTTTCAAACAGTAATAATTACTGGCACAAATGCATCGATTAGTACAACAACAGGTGCATTAACTGTGGCAGGTGGAGTTGGCATACAAGGAGACGTATTTATTGGTGGAGCGTTGAGTGTCGAAGGACAGATTATATTAACAACTTCAAGTTTTAACGTTGATATAAGTGAAGGTAACGACATTGATATTAGCGTTGATCCTATTAATAATAATTTGGTTATTTTTTCCAACATTTCGACTTTAGAAACAGTTACAGGCAGAGGAAGTTCAACTACAAATAAAGTAGTCATTCTTAATACAGAAGAGTCAACAAGTACATATACAGGAGCATTAATTGTTTCCGGAGGTGTTGGAATTTGGGGAAATGGATGGTTCGAAGGACGTGTAACTTCTGAAAGTTTAAGGATTGCGGATGCAGTTTTAGACTCAACCGTTATAAATATAACAACTAATGCAACTGTTGTAATAGATACATATTCTTTAAATGAATATAGAGCTGCAAAGTATTTTATACAAATTTCAGAAGGCACAGGATTAACCGCAGAATTTCAAGCACAAGAAATAACACTAATTGCAAGTAATTCTGGAACAGTTGATATTAGTGTTTATGGAACAGTAACTACAAATGGTCCAACTGGCTTAGGATCATTTGATGCAATAGTAGATGGAACCGATGTAAAATTAAGATTTACTCCAGATTACGTCACTAGTAAGACAGTTAAGGTATTAAGAACAGCCATAACAGTTTAAAGGGAGAACGATAATGGCAATAGCAAAAGATTTTATTACACGATATGGTGTATATGTACAAGGCTCGACAGCAGTAACTAGCTCAACTGCACAAACGGGAGCGTTACAAGTCGACGGCGGTATTGCTGTTGCAAAAAATTTAATAGTAGGTCAAGCATCTACATTGTGGGGAGCAACTACATTAAAAAGTACGCTCACTGCTGAAAAACCTGTAACATTAAATGAAACATTATCGGTTACTGGCATTTCGACAGTAGGAGTATTGACTGCTACTGGCACACTATCTGTTAGTGGTGCAACATCTTTAGGAAGCACACTTGCTGTTACAGGTGCTACTACATTAAACAGTTCGTTAAGCGTTACTGGTACTTCGTTGCTAGTAGGACCGTTAACAGCAAACACATCAACATTTAATGGTCCTGTATCAGTAGCAGGGTCAAATACATTTTCTGTAGGCACAGGAGCTTCGACATTAAACGGGACTTTGACTGTTGCAGGAAATGCTGCATTTACTAGTACAACAGAAGCTGCAACTACTCCGGCGGGTGCTATAGTCGTTTCCGGTGGAGCATATGTTGGTAAACGTTTGATTGTAGCAAGCACCGATGCAAATACAGGAACAAATACAAGTAATGCATTATATGTAGCAGGTGGTGCATGGATCGATAAAACTTTTGTTGTATCAGGTGATACAACATTCAGGGGTAACGTAACATTTAACGGCACACAAACTAATGTATATTCTACTAATACAGTTTATACAGATAACTTATTAAATCTACACACACCTTCCGGTAGTATAGGATCGGATCATTCTTGGACATCAAACGATGGAAAAGATATAGGTTTCATGTTCCATTACTATAAAACTACTGATAAAGATGCTTTCTTAGGTTTATCTAACAGTAGTGGATATCTTGAATTTTATTCTGATTCAACTGAAACAACTGCAAGTGTAGTTACACCTATTGTATATGGTACTTTCAAAACAGGTAGTATTATATTAACTGACACAACTACTGCTACAAGTACTAACACTGGTGCATTGCAAGTTGTTGGAGGAATAGGTGTAGGTGATAAAATTTATGCTGGTGGTAATATCAGCGGCGGTACAGTAACTGCAAGAAATTTAACACAAGGTAGAATTGTTTTTGTAGGTTCCGGGGGACAGTTAACAGACGATGCCGAATTAACATATGATGGTTTAACTAATTTATTAAGCGCTGATGTTACCAGCGCAAATTCTGCAACAAATATTAAAAACGGTGGTCCAGGCCAACTTGTTTATCAAATAGCAGCTAGTCAAACTGCCTTTGTTGCAACAGGTACTTCAGGTTACATTCTACAAGCAAATGGTGCATCTGCTCCGACGTGGGTCCCAGTATCTGGTGTTTCTGCAGGAGTAGCAACCACTGCTAGTAATTTGGCCAACGGAACAACAGGGCAAATTCCATATCAAAATGCTGCAGGCAGCACTACATTTTTTGGTCCAGGTAATGCAGGTCAATTATTAGTGAGTAATGGTGCAGTAAGTGGTGGTCCGTCATTTGTAAACACAGGTAATATATTTGTTGGAAGTGCCCTTGCTGCTATAAACATTTCAGGAGGCGCTGCCGGACAACTTCCGATTCAAACTGGTCTTAATACAACAGCATTTATTCCAGCAGGTACTGCTGGTCAAATATTACAAGCACAATCAGGTAACACTGCTACTTTTGTAAGTACAAGTACATTAGTTGTCGGAACAGCACTAGTTGCAAATAAATGGACCACTGCTCGTACAGTTACATTCACAGGTGATACAACTGGTACATTTACAATAGATGGTAGTGCTGATGTAACAAACGTTAATTTAACTATACAACCAAACAGTGTTGCACTTGGAACAGATACAACAGGTAACTATGTTGGAACTGGTGCTACAAGTGGATTCGGTATTAGTGGTAGTGCAACCGGCGAAGGTTCTGCATTTACAGTTACTGCTAATTCTACTAGTTCTAATACTACAAGTACAATTGTATTTAGAGATGCTTCAGGTAATTTTAGTGCAGGTACAATAACTGCATCATTAGCAGGTAATGCAACAAGTGCTGATAAATGGGCAACAGCAAGAACTTTAACATTAGCAGGTGATTTAGGCGGTACAGCAACGTTTGATGGAAGTTCAAACTTTACATTAACTGCAACTATTCAAGCTGATAGTGTAGCACTAGGTACCGATACAACTGGAATATATGTAGCTAGCGGTGCAGTAAGTGGACTTGGATTAAGCGGATCGGCTAATACCGAAGGATCAACATTTACTGTTACATCAAATGCTACAAGTGCAAATACTACAAGTACACTTGTATTTAGAGATAGCTCAGGTAATTTTAGTGCAGGGACAATAACTGCAAATTTAAATGGCACAGCAACATTTGCAACAACTGCAACTAATTTAAGAGATGGTACGACAGGGCAAATTCCTTATCAAACTACTGCAAGTACTACTGCGTTTACTGGTCCAGGTAATGCAGGTGAAATTTTAACTAGTCGTGGTGCAGGACAACCGCTATATCAAAATACATTAACTTTAGCAGGTACAACAGACTCTGCAGGTACTAATTCAGGTGCATTGCAAGTTATCGGTGGTGTCGGAATTGGTAAAACAGTTTATGTTGGCGGAAAAGTTATAGTAAACGACACAACAGATTCTGCTGCAACAAATCAAGGGGCAATTCAAACACTCGGTGGTGTTGGAGTTGCTAAAGATTTAACAGTTGGTGGTGACATTACAGTTGGATCAGTAGCAGCAAGTACTGTTACTCCGATGATTTTCAGTAACAACTTGTTAATAGCAACTTATACAAGTCCTGCCATAACAACTACTGCAACTGTTAATTTAGATGTGTTTACCGGAAACGTTTTCAGAACTGCAAAATATACTGTTCAAATTTTTGATTCAGGTAACACTAACATACATGTTTCAGAAATTTTAGTTTCACATAACAACAGTTCTGCATATATAACTGAATATGCGGTTATTGCTAATAACGGAATATTAGGTAGCTTTGATGCAACATATGCAGGTGGTAGCGGTAATGTAACATTAACATTTACTCCAACTACAGTTTCTTCAATGGTAATTAAAGTAGCAAGATTTGGTATATCAGCATAATATAATTATAAATATATACAAATGCTTTTTTAAGCCGTTTAGTGGAAAGGGAAACTAATGGCAATACAAATGGACTTCAGGGTCAAAAATGGCCTTGTGGTTGCTACTACCGCAACTATACTTGGAACAACCAGCTCAACATCAACTACTACTGGTGCTTTGATTGTATCGGGCGGCACTGCTATCAGTGAAAACTTAAATGTTTTTGGCAATGCAACTGTAGGAACGTCGACTAAAAGTTCTTTATTAACTGTAAACAACACTGTTACCAGTGCAATCAATGTTCGGTCAAATGCAGCGTTCATAAGTCCAAATAGTGTAAACACAATAACTGTTAGAATGTTAAACAGTGATGTATTAACATTTAACGGAGCATCTGGTCAATTATTTTCCATTAGTGATAGTTTTACTGGTACTATATTTGCAGTAAATGATATTTCTGGTGTACCTAGTATAGAAGTATATGACACAGGATTAGTTAGTTTAGCAGAATTTACTGGTAATGTTGGTATAGGAACTACTTCAACAACGGCTAAATTAACAGTTAATGGTGGTGTTAGTATATCTGGTATTACTACTATAACAAATACTTCTAATGCAATATCGACTACCACTGGTGCTTTACAAATTATAGGCGGTGCCGGTATAGGACGAGATGTTTGGATAGGTGGCTCACTTAATGTTGCAGGAGGAATTACTGCATCAGTTTCGGGTGTTATTACTACAGCTTCGACGGTTAACACAGTACTTCAAACATCTACAGCAACACACTTTTTAACATTTGTTGACTCAAATAATTCTGGTGCTACTGCTGAAAGTTTATATACAACTAGCAGTTTTGTTATTAATCCAGGTACAGGCAATGTAGGTATTGGGACAACTCCTACGACAAGTAAATTAGAAGTTGCAGGCAACGTTAGAATAACTGGTATTACTACAGTTACTGATACAACAAATGCAACATCTACAACTACAGGTGCTTTACAAGTAGTAGGCGGCACAGGCATCGGAAGAGATCTGTGGGTCGGTGGTAATATTAATGTTGCTGGTGTGGTTACAGGAGCAATAAGTCAAGTACAAACTACTGCACAAACAAGTACTGCTAGTTACTATTTGACATTTGTTGATACGAATAATTCTAGTGCCGCTGCTGAATCATTATTTACAACAAGTTCCTTTACTGTTATTCCAAGTTCCGGTAACGTTGGTATCGGCACAAATGATCCACAAAGAAAATTAACAGTTAGAAGTGATAGTATCGGAACTGTTACAGTAATTGCACTATATAATGCTGATACTACAAATGGAAATGGTTCAGTTGTATCTTTTAGAGCTAATACAACAGGAACAAGTTCTGCTACATTCCACGAAGTTGCCGGGTTTCAAATAGCAACAACAGAACATAATCATCTAACAAGAAATACTAATTTTTCTATTTTTACAGATAGTTCGTCTACAGGATTAACAAGTAAAGTAACAATAACAGGCGACGGAAAAGTTGGTATTAACACAGCTTCTCCTACAAGCACTTTGACTGTTAGTGGAACTGTGTCGATTAATAGTGATACTGTTGTTACAGGCGGCAGTTTACAAGTTAGAAATGGTATTCCAATCTATCTATGGAATTCTGATACAACTAATTACTATTATTTAGATAATACCGGAGCATCTGGAAGTACTAACGGTAAATTAAGATTCCTTCAAGGGAATGTTGGAACACGAGTAATATTTGATAGTGATGGCAATGTTGGTATCGGAACAAGTAGTCCAACATTTAAAGTAGACGTTGCACTTGGCTCTGTTAATAATAATTCAACTAGCTTTGGTTACAATGTATACGCAGATGCTACAACAAATGTTGGATACGCCGGTTATAGTTTTACACTTACTAATTCGACATCTACTGCAACAGGTTTTATACGATTAGCAAGAACTGCAAGTACTGTATATCTAGGGATGGAGATACAGAGTCAAAGTAGAGATGGTATTAGATTCTTAACAGGAGCAACAACTCCAACTGAGGCTGCACGTATTAGTGCGGCTGGTATTGTTACTATTACAAGCACAACAAATGCAACATCAACAACTACAGGTGCTTTACAAGTAACTGGTGGCGTCGGAATTGGCGGCAATTTATATGTCGGTAATAGCGCAACAATATTAAGCACAATAGCAAGTACAGGATCTGTTCAACAAAATGCATTATATGTAGCAGGCGGTGTTGGTATTGGAAGTTCTCTATATGTTACAGGTCCTGCTGTGTTCAATAATAACGTTACATTTTCAGGGACTTCTACATATGTTTACTCAACTAACACAGTTTATACAGATAACTTAATAAATATTCACTCACCGGCAGGCAGCACAGGAACTAATCATACTTGGACAGTCAACGACGGAAAAGACATAGGTTTTATATTTCATTATTACGATACCGCAGATAGAGATGGATTCTTAGGTCTAGCAAATGATACAAAATATTTAGAATGGTATGATAGAGGCGCTGAGTCTACAACTGGTACCTTTACTGCTTCAAACTATGGTATATTTAAAACAGGTGGAATACAATTAGTTAATACCACTGCAAGTAGTTCTACTTCTACTGGTGCACTAACTGTCGCGGGCGGAGTTGGTATCGGAGGTGATCTTTATGCCAGAAATATCTATACTAATGGTTCTCAAGTAATTCCTTTTAAAATGGAAGAATTTACTGCTACAGGTAGTCAAACGACATTTACTGTAACAGGTGGTTATATAGCAGGAACTGTAATGGTATTTGCAAACGGTATTTTTTTAAATTCTGGAGACTTTACAGCAAGCAATGGAACTACTGTTGTATTAAATTCAGCACGTAATGCAGGAGATATTATTAAAATTATTGCAGGTGGAACAAGCTCTTCGTCTAATCAACAACAATCATTCTCAATTGCAATGAGTGTTGCATTGGGTATGTAACCAATAAATATTAGTAATTGAAGGCATTAAAGAACTTTTAGGATTATCAGATGAGCAGCATCGCAACTCAATTATCATTTTCGAGAGCACGTAACATTGTCGGTGGCAATCTTGGTAGTATTCCTTATCAAGATGCTACTAGCTCTACTGTTTTTATTCCAATCGGATCGAATACTTTTGTTTTAACTAGCAATGGTACAACAGCTACATGGACAAATCCTAGCACTTTATCAGTAGGCGGATCAAGTGCACAAGTTAACACAGTTCTTCGAACAACTAGTGCCGACCATTTTTTAACTTTTGTAGATAGTAATAATCCAAGTGCTACAGCAGAATCGATCTATACAACAAGCTCTTTTGTAATTAACCCTGGTACTGGTAATCTAGGTATCGGCATCAGCCCCACTTCAAAATTGCATGTATCGGGTGATGTAAGAATAACAGGTATTACTACTGTTACTAATACAACAAATGCAACATCAACTACTACAGGTGCTTTAATTGTTTCCGGTGGAGTGGGAGTAGGTGGAAATTTATATGTCAATGGTCCTGGTACTATTGCAAGTCCTGCAACTATATCTGTCTCGTCGGATTCAACAAGTACAGGCGGTGACGCACAAATTTTAATAAGTCAAAATCCATCTAGTAATGATTTAAAAATTTTAGTTGCAGGAGTTGATACTAGAACAGACGGATTAATTGCAAACGATCAATATATCATTGCAGGACAAAGATTAAATTTAAACAGTAAGGGCAACGGAACTCTTACAAATACAGCAATTCTTTTAGGTGGAAGCGGTATAAGTCCCTATAGCGATATAATATTTTATACAGCAGTACAAAATGCTAGTGGAACCGAAAGAGTAAGAATAGATTATTTAGGAAATGTTGGTATTAACATAAATCAACCAACATCTACATTACACGTTGCTGGCACAACAAGAATAACAGGTATAACAACAATTACTAATGCTACTGCTGCTAGCTCAACAAGCACAGGTGCATTACAAGTAACAGGCGGAGTAGGCATCGGTGGAGCATTATGGGTAGAAGATTCTATCTATGTTAAAGGTGGAAATATTGAGATAAGAGATGAAACTACTTCTAGTATCGTTCTTGCAAGGCTCAATCAACAAGCGTCTACAGCAGTTTTTGAACTTGGTAGATTTGATGGAATAGCATCTTCTCCAGCAATTGACTTTCATTCTAGCGGTGGTAACATTGATTTTGATGCTCGAATTATTTCAGTAGGCGGTAGTACATCAACAACAGGTCAAGCAAGGCTAGATTTACAAGCAAATCAAGTTTATTTAAATAGTACTCAATCAGCAACATCAACAACAACAGGAGCGTTAGTTGTTGTTGGTGGAGTTGGTGTAGGTGGAAACATTCATTTAGGTGGCGATTTACAAGTTCAAAATGCTTCCTATATTAGAGGTAGGACCACTAGCGGCAATTCTACACGCATGATGGGAATTAATGCCGTTGACACATTCTACGTAGGCAGTGTTGATACACCAATTTCCGGTGGAATAATTTTAACTGTAGGTAACAATAGAAACGCACTTACAATTAGCAGCAATGATATTGTTGCAGTAACTACAAATACAAATGCAACTTCTACGACAACAGGTGCATTGGTTGTAACAGGTGGTGCCGGTATCGGCAGAGAATTATATGTAGGCGGAGATATTTACAGTAGAGGATCTCTTGTTCTTCCTCAACGTATACAAGAATTTATAGCAACAGCAAGTCAAACAACCTTTACAGTTACTGGTGGGTATACTGTTGGTTCAGTTCAAGTATTTGCAAACGGTATTCAATTAGGTAGTGGAGCATTTGTAGCTTCGAATGGCACTACAGTGGTGTTAAACAGTGCTCGTGATACTGGAGATATTATTAGAGTAATATCCGGTGGAACAAGTAGTGCAGTTAATAATATTCAATCATTTTCATTAGCTATGTCAGTAGCATTTGGTGTGTAATATACTATCTATAAATAATACAAAGGAAATTTAAAAATGGCAAAAAATTTAATTAGACAGTACGTGTTTAGTCCAGGAGCAGCTGGCGTTGGATTCGTAAGAATCCCCGGCCGCTTTACACACGAACAAATAATGTTGATAACAAACACTACTAGAAATCAAATTATTTACAACTTTGCAGATGCTGCTCATAGCGGAACTACTGTAGTTTTTACATCAGGTAATGATGCAACTAATTTTCCTACATTAGCACAAAGAGCTGATGGGTATACTACTATAACTTTGGCCGCTAGTACAGTAGGACAAAATGCTAACGATAGACTTCAAATATTAGTTGAAGAATCAGAAAATGGAATGCGTATTCGACCTTGGGCATTTGGTACTGATGCTATTGAACGTATGCGTGTAAGTAACCCTCGTTCAATGATCGACGCTGACTTTGAATACGGGCTACAGCCTACAAAATGGGCAGGATACGGACTATTACGTGGATACCCGTCTGTATATGAATTTCCAGGTGTTGACTTAACAGTAAGTACAATAACTACAGATTTTACTACAACAAGTGCTAGTAATAGTTTAATAACTATCACTACATCTGCCGCACACGGAATTACTGCTGGACAAGCTATTAACATCACAAGTTTAAATCCGGCAATCTCCGGATTTAGTCGAGCAGACGGTAGTTTTATTGTATTTGACGTACCAAGTGGAACACAAATTAGATATTTTGCAAATGGAGTTGTAGGAACTGCTTCCGGGCAGAGCTTATTAACAGATGCTACAACTTTAAAAAGAGGTAATATATATACAGGTGCTGCATTAGCATCTACTACTGCATCCGGTAACGGTGCTAACCCTACTATTGTAACTGTAAACTTTTCAAGTACTCACGGATTACTTCCAGGAACACCGATTTATGTAAGTATGGCCGGTGGTACAAACCCTACTAACGCAACAGGACAATTCTTTGTTAATACAGTTCCTAGTTTAACTAGTATTACATTTACAGCAAGAACTGGAGCAATAGTTACTCCGGGAACTCCTACAGTATATGCGTTATCAAACAGCTCAGTTACACATAGACCCTTTGACGGCGGCGTTATTTTGTCGTGTAAAACACCAGCTTTTGGAGCATCGACTGTTCGAGTAAGCAAACGTTACTTCCGATATCAATCAGGTAAGGGATTATTGTGGTCAACTGGAACAATGTTTAAACCTAGTTATGATGTCCAAACTATAACTGCTTCTGGTACCACAGTTGGATCTACTGTTACTGTTAAAACAGACGACATTGACCACGGATTACAAATCGGTGCTCAAGTAACTTTATCCGGTGTTACTACATCTGGATACAACGGAACATATACTGTTAATGGAATTACAGACGATTATACGTTTACATTTTTAGCAACATCTGTATTAGGAGCAACAACAGCTATTTTAGATTTAAGATGTCAAGTTTCAGTAGCAAGCTGGCATGGCGCAGTTGTTCGTGCAGGTTGCTTTGATGATCAAAACGGTATGTTTTGGGAATTTGACGGGACTAGATTAAATATTGTTCGCCGAAACGCTACACAACAAATTACAGGAACGATTAGTATAAACAGCAATTCTAACGCTGTTACTGGTACAAATACTAGATTTACTACTCAGGTAAGAGTAGGAGATAAAGTTGTTATACGAGGAATGACTCATTATGTAACACAAGTATCTAGTAACACCGCAATGACTGTAGCACCAGATTATCGTGGAACTACCAATGCTTCCGGAGTTAAGGCTAGTTTAGTTCAAGAAACTAGAATTACACAAAGTAATTTTAATATTGACAAACTAGATGGCACTGGTCCTAGTGGATTTGTAATTGATACTGCTAGAATGCACATGGTAGGTATTCAATATACTTGGTACGGTGCAGGATTTATTGACTTTATGGTCAGAGGCGGCGACGGTAATTGGATTTACGCACATCGTATTAAAAACAATAACGTAAACACAGAAGCACATATGAGATCCGGTAATTTACCAGTTCGTTATAGTATCGATAACGACGGTAGCCCAGCTCTGGCGTTTTTAACTGCCGACCCTGGTGCAGGTGGAACGACACTTAATGTTAGTGATACAACATATTTTCCAACAGCGGGTACGTTGTATATAGATAATGAACTTATTAGTTACACTGGAAAAACCGCAACAACATTTACAGGATGTACACGAGCAGCTACGTTAACACAGTATACTGGTGGTAGTTCACGAAGTTTTACTGCCGGCACAGCAGCAGCCCATGCTATTAATACTGGCATAATTCTTATATCTAACACTTGCAGTCCAACACTTAGCCACTGGGGAAGTGCACTTATAGCCGACGGTGGATTTGATGAGGATCGCGGATATATTTTTAATTATCAACGAACTGGGTTATCAGTTAGTACTACTGCTGTAACAGCGTTCTTAATTAGACTTGCTCCTAGTGTTAGTAACAGTGCTGTGGGAGATTTAGGTAGTAAAGATTTGCTAAATCGAAGTCAATTACTGCTAAATGCTGTAGGTATACAAGCTTATGGTAATCCAGCAAGTGCTACTCAAGGATCTATTATTGTTGAAGGTGTTCTAAATCCTAAAAACTTTTCCAATGCAACTTGGAGCACATTAAACTTAGAAAGTCAAGGCGGACAACCGAGTTTAGCACAGGTAGCAACATCAGTAACATGGTCAAGTGGCACATCGGCTACACCAGGAGAAACAGTTTTTGCGTTTGCAGTAACTCCAAATAGTGATGGCAGATTAGAACTAACAGAACTGAAAGAACTAACAAATAGTCCGTTCGGTGGAGTCGGTGCGTATCCAAACGGGCCTGATGTGTTAGCAATAAATCTTCGTTGTGTTCTTGGTACGCAGGTAGCATCTGTGTTATTAAGATGGGGCGAAGCACAGGCGTAATATTATTATAATTTAGGAAATATGAATGAGTACTGTAGACGTTCAATTATCTTTTTCGCGAGCAAGGAATATTGTAGGCGGAGTCATCGGAAGTCTCCCTTATCAAAATGCTACTAGTGCTACATTATTCATTCCTATTGGGGCAAATAGTACCGTTTTACAATCAAACGGTACTACAGCAACTTGGGCAACATTAGGTAGTTTAACTGCCGGTGCAGCAAGTCAAGTTAATACAATACAAAGAACAACGAATGCAAGCCATTATCTAACTTTTGTCGATAGTGATAATGCCACTGCTACTGCGGAATCAATTTATACAACAAGTTCATTTGTTATAAATCCAAGTACCGGAAACTTAGGTGTTGGAACAACTAGTCCTACAACAAAACTAGATGTCAAACAAAGTGGGGCAAACTGGTATGACGGTGTAAAGGTAGTCCGCTCTACTAATGACAACCAACGACTTGTATTGGGAAATACCAATGGTGCTAGTTGGATTGCTAGTATAGATGCTGCCGCAGGAAATAATAATCAGTTAATTTTTGGCCGCTCAACTGACGGTACAACTTTTACCGAATCGGGGCGTTTTGACTCCTCTGGCAACCTCGGACTCGGTACAACAACACCTTTATCAGTTTTACATGTAGTCGGTACAACACGAATAACAGGTATTACTACAGTTACTAATACAACTAACGCTATTAGTACTGTAACAGGTGCCCTACAAGTAGTAGGCGGTGTTGGAATAGGACAAGATGTTTGGATTGGTGGCGGTATATATGCTACTACAAAGAGCTTCGTAATTGAACATCCAACAAAACCCGGAATGAAATTACGTTATGGTAGCTTAGAAGGACCAGAAAACGGTGTATATGTACGTGGTAGATTAAATGGATCTAATATAATAGAGCTACCTGACTATTGGATAAAATTAATAGATTTGGATAGTATCACAATTAATTTAACTCCTATAGGAAATCATCAAAATTTATATGTAAAAGATATTATTGATAATACTGTTATTATAGGTAATAGTAATTTATTGAATAAGGAAATAAATTGTTTCTACACAATATTCGCAGAACGTAGAGATGTTGGTAAACTCGAAGTGGAGTTTTAACTATGGCGTTAACGCATAGTCCGAGCATTGTTAAAAATGGATTAGTGTTACATCTAGATGCAGCTAATACAAAAAGTTATCCTGGTAGTGGTACTACTTGGACTGATTTAAGTGTTAATGGAAATAACGGCACGTTGATTAACTCACCTACTTATACTTCAGGTACATCTGGTTATTTTAGATTTGCACATGCATCGACTCAATATATAAATTTTGCTAGTGCATCAAGTTTGCAATTTTTAAATAGAAGTGCATATACTTTAGAAGCATGGGTATATCCTACAAGGAATCCCGGAATTAATAATTGGACGGGAATCTTTGACAGAGAAGATACAAGTATAGGAAGTCGAGACGGGTTTAATTTATTTTTTTTAGGAAGTGCTTCAACACTTACATATTTTACTACAGAAAGATTTGTTGCAGGAAGCGGTGTTTCTGTTAGTAATACTGTTGATTCTAGTGTGTCAGTAAATGCATGGCATCATATAGTGGCCACATACGATGGAACAACATTATTATTATATCGTAATGGAGTATCAGTTGGTACTCCAATAACAAGTACAGGAAATATTACTAATACATCTAAAACAATGACTTTAGCAATTCGAGGCGGACAACCCTTCGACGGCAGAATAGCAAACACAAAAATTTATAGTCGAGCTTTAACTTTTCAAGAAATTTTACAAAATTTTGAAGCACATAGAGATCGTTACGGGATATAATCATGGGAATTACGTATAATACCAGTATTGTTAGAAATGGATTAGTTTTGCATCTAGACGCAGCTAATCGTAAAAGTTATCCTGGAACAGGGACTACATGGACTGATTTAAGTGGTCTTAATAATAATGGAACATTAACTAACGGTGTGTCATATCAATCTGTAAATCAAGGAGCATTTAATTTTGATGGCATTGATGATTTTGTAACTCTAGGAGCACCAGCTGGATACCTTGCTAATATAGGAACTGTTATTTTTTGGATGAACCCTACTAATTCAACATCAAACACTGTGTTTATGCAATATGCAAACGATTCAAACAGAATGAGATTAACACATGACACTAGTAGAATAGTAGCATTTAGCGGATTTAGTTCTACTGATTTAAGTTTTACTAGTGCTACAAATTCAGTTCCAGTAAATAGGTGGACACACGTTTCTTATACATACAATTTTTCTGCTAATTCTTTTGCTTTATATATAAATGGAATATTATCAAGCAGTGTTATTGATACTGATGTTCCTGATATAGGTGCAATTGGAGAAATAACATTAGGATGTGCAAAAGATTTTGACAATCCTTCTCCTTACTACGCTGGATTTTATATAGGGAGACTTGCAAATTTTCTTTGTTACAACAGAGTTTTAACAGATGTTGAAATTAATCAAAATTTTGAAGCATATAGAAACCGTTACGGGATATAATCATGGCAGTATTTGCAGGACCAGAAATAGCTAATTCAGGATTGATACTGCATTTAGATGCAGCTAATCGTAAAAGCTACCCCGGTACCGGCACCACCTGGACTGATTTAAGTGGAAACAGTAACCATTCTACTATTAATACTGGAAATTATAACCTCGGAGGGTATTTTGAAAGCACGGGAGATAACCCTTCAGTACTAAGAGTAACTACACCAGATTCGACTACTTTATCAAATACTTTTAAAGTAACAACAGGCGGGTGGACTATTGAAGAAATTGTATTGATAGATGATACTACATATCCAGAATCAACAGCAGGAGCAACATTTGGAACAACACCGTATAATATTGGAGCAATAGGGTTTGATTGGGCACACGGTACTGCAACTGCATCAAATTTAAATTTAACAGTAAATGATGGGACTACTTTAGTAAGACAAGATATCGCACTGAATACAGTACAAAGTCAATATGATAAATGGCTACATAGGACTTTTGTTTTTGACCGAACACTTGGACAAGTTAGAGTATACTACGACGGAATTTATCAAAATATGTTAAATATTTCTTCAGTAACAGGTATTATTTATAATAATGTAGGTATAGGATGGGGACAGTTGTACGGATGGCAACATGATGGTTTTAGGGCCGGTATGAAAATTTATAATAGAGTGTTAACTGCTCAAGAAATATCTCAAAATTACGAAGCATATAGAGATCGTTACGGAATTTAATTAAATATTAACAGGAATAAAATATGAATGTAATTCAAATTATTTTAGATAATAATGCTGTTATGTGTTCAACTGATGAAAAAAATTATAGGCAATCAGTGTGTAATACTTGTGAAAAAAACAACAATGACTTCTGTATAGAATGTGGTTGTGTATTAGAAGTAAGAACAGCATATAAAGAATTAACTTGTCCTTTGGATAAATGGAATGGCAACACATTATAATCAACGTGCTTATAAAGTTACAGCAGCAGATATTAACAGCGTTGTTTTATACAATGTTACTATGACACGAAATATTGATGTTAACGGACAATTTTTATTCGAAGGATTTCATACTACAGGTGGTTGCGGAGTAGCACAACAATCGGGAGTTTTAATATTATTAAAAGATACAATAAATTGGACTAAAATTTGTTTTAAATGGGAAGGAACAGGTATTTCTTCTTGTTGGAGTTTTATGGATACCGGGGGAACTAATTACGGTTCTGAAACAGGCACAGCTACTGGAAATTTATTAACTTATTCTGAAGGTTCAGGGGATAGATTGCACGATAATTTTTTAACATGGGATGTACCGGCGTATCAATCTCACCCAAGAACAATAGGATGCAATAATGATGCAAATAATTTTTTTAGATTTAATGAAACTTCATTTAAAAGATTTAGAATGACTAGAAGAAGAAATGTCGGTACTGGTTTTGCCGGAATACATCACGGAAGAAGTTGTAACACTACTGGGTCAACTGCTATTACACGAATTTCTGAAATTTTTGTTTGGTAATAAATCATGGCGCTAACTCACTCTTCTAAAGTTGCTACAGATGGACTAGTATTTTACTATGACATGGCAAATATTCAAAAATCTTTTACTGGTCCACCTACTACTAATTTAAACTCTTCACTAACTTATACTCAAAGCTGGAATAATAGTGGATTAGCTACATGGTCAGCGGATGATCAATCTATTCCGCGATTATTTTCTAATCATCCTGTGTCATCGATGACAAAAGACACTGAAGGAAATAGTCATATAGGCTTAGGAAATGCAGTGTTGTCGACAAGTACAACCTATGCAGTATCGATTTATTGTTATATTCCTTCAAATAATGGATTAGCATTAACAGGAACTGTACCTTATATGAGAACATTTCCGTCAAATATTAGTAAAGGCGGATTGACTTATAACGGAAATTCGGATTGGAATCAATGGCCTAGAAATACATGGGTTCGTTCAACCGGAACGTTTTTTAATGGCACTGATACTTCCATGTACATTTCGTGCTATTTAAATACAGCAACTAATAAAATAGGATTTACTGCACCACAATTTGAGGCTCAGTCTTTTGCTACTACCTATGTTAACGGAACTAGGTCGTCTACACAGGCTTTAAGAGATTTAACAGGTAGAAATACTGTTACAACTAATAGTTTAACTTACGATAGTAATGAAATATTTAGATTTAATGGTATCTCGGACTACATCAATTTAGGTACATCAATACAACTAAGTGATAATTTAAGTTTATCCGTATGGCATAAAAATCCTAATACTGGATTTATTGTTGATCAAGGTGATATTGGGACTGACCCAAATGGTTGTCTCGAGTGGACAAATTATGGATTATCATTGGCTTCTAATAATTTAAGTGGAGTTATTGATTCAACAACAGTGTCATCTTTAAATACTGCTCAGTGGAATAATGTTGTATGTACCTTTAAAAGTGGACAAGTAAATTTTTATTTAAATGGAAATTTAACTTTAACAACAACAACTAGTTTTACAAGTTTTTCACCGCAAGGACACATTTTAAAAATTGGAAGGCGAGCATTCAGTACATCAAGCATATTCTCGGGAACAATCGGTGCTGTTCAAATTTATAATAATAAAATTTTAACGGCAGACGAAGTCCGACAAAATTTTAATGCATTACGCGGGAGATATGGAATATGAGTGTATTTGCTGGCCCTTCTATTTCGACTAATGGCTTAGTATTTCACTATGATATGTCAAATACTCAAAAATCATGGGTAGGTGCACCTACTACTAATTTAATATCCGATCCTTATGCATTAGCAGGAAACCCCTCGCCATTGGCTTTATCAGGATATGAAGCAACTAATACAAGAACAACAACTTTGCCTTTGTCAGACATGGCAAATATATCCAGTACATGGTTCGTAAGCACAAAAACAACAAGCACTAATGGCAGGGTGTTTTTTTTAAGTGTCGGTTCTTTATCTACTATGACCGATTACAGTTTTAGTATGTATGCTTATACACAAGATGCTAACATATCAAGAATTATTTGTAGTACAGATAATAGTGTAATATCACCAATTAAAACAGAGCTTGGATATAATATTAGTAATAGAGGAACTATACAAAGAATTAACTGTGTATTTACAAGTACAAACGGTGGTCAATCTATCGGTGTCCGAGTCGGTAACGCAGACCCGGTTGGTTCAACTTTTTATTTTACAGGAATTCAGGTAGAATCTCAATCATTTCCTACACCTATTGTAAATGGAACTAGATCAACAACATCATCTGTAATTGATTTAACAAGAAATAATGTTATTACCGCAACTAGTTTAACTTATTTAAGCAGTGGAACATTTAGTTTTAATGGCAGTTCTGATTTTTTAAGACCAAATATAACTCATAGCTATCTTAGTTCTAGCTCTTTAGAAGTTTGGTTTAGATCAACTTCTCACGGTGGCGCCGGTGTGAAAAAAACAATTTTTGGATATAGTCATAATGAAGGATTTAGTTATCCGACAATAGGATCAATTTATTTAGAAAATAATAATCTTTCGGCGTCTGTTATTACAGCTAGTCAAGTTTATAGAACTGTAACAGCAGCATCTACTATATCAACATCCACATGGTACCATGCAGTTCTTAACAAAGATACTATTAACGGAACACTTAATTTATATTTGAATGGCGTGTTATCAGGCACGCAAACGTTTGATCCTGTATCGTATGGACAATGGACTACTACTGGCACATTTATAGGTGTAAACGTGTTAGATATTGGAAAATCTACAAATAATAGTGTCGGGCAAGGATGGTCTACAGCATATTTTTCTGGATCAATTCCTGTAGCTAAAGTTTATAGTAGAGTGCTTACTGACGCAGAAATCCAAAGTAATTTCAACGCCACTCGCAGTAGGTTTGGATTATAAATATAGAATAACGAAAAAAAATTATGCCATTAGCTGACCGTAACATTTTAATTACTCCGAATAGAGGCGCTAGCACAGAACCTACTATCCGCTTTACAGGAGCAGATACAAGTACTAGTGCGACTATAACACTGAGAGTATTAAACTCAGGTACAGTAGGTACACTGAGTTTCGAAGGGTCAGCAGGACAATTATTTTCTTTGAGTGATAGCTTTGCAGGTACAATTTTTAGCGTAAACGACGTTTCGGGTATTCCTAGTATCGAAGTATTAGATACTGGCGAGATTCGGATGGCACAATATAACGGATTTGTTGATATATTAAGTTCGACTTCTGCTACTTCTACAAATTCAGGTGCATTACAGGTAGTGGGCGGTGTTGGTATTGGTGGTGATTTATATGTCGGCGGCACCATAGTTGGTAATGTAAGTGGAACAATTACTACATCGAGTACAATTAATACAGTTTTAAGAACATCTACAGCAACACACTTTTTAACATTTGTTGATTCGAATAATTCTAGTGCCTCTGCTGAAAATTTATACACAACAAGTAGTGTTGCTGTTAATCCTGGTTCTGGCAATGTAAGCTTAAACACAACTCCGTCAACGTATAGATTAGATGTAAACGGTACTGTAAGAGTATCTGGAATATTGTCTGCACAACAAACAATTTCAGTCACTAGTGCAACAACTAATTTAGATTTTAGTCAGTACGATCACTTTTTGTTGAACATGACAACAAATACTACACTAACAGTGTCTAATCTATCTTATAAAATTGGATGCACTGGCAACATTTTGTTTAGACAAGACGTAACAGGAGGAAGAACATTTACAAAAGCTACTGAAATGAAAACACCGTTAGGCGGAGCAGCAATAGCACAAGTTACTTCTTCTAATGCACTTTCATTATTAACTTATTATGTTGTAGATAGCTCTACAGCTATAGTAAATTATATCGGTAACTTTGCATGACCAACGGTGTAGGATTTTGGGAACTAAAAAAATGGAGTACTAGCGCTGGTACGGTGTTCAGCACCTCTACTAGCTGGAATACTTCTGTAACTACGTCTCGAAGCACTTCTACATCATGGTCTACGTCAGTTAGTACTTCAACATCTTGGAATACATCAGTAAGTACTTCGGTTAGTACTTCGACTAGTTGGACTACTTCGTGGAATACATCAGTTAGTACTTCGACTAGTTGGACTACATCTGTAAGTACAAGTACTTCTTGGACAACTTCTGTATCAACATCAGTTAGTACTTCAACTAGTTGGACTACATCTGTAAGTACGTCAACATCTTGGACAACTTCTGTAAGTACATCAACTTCGTGGACTACATCAGTTACAACTTCAAGAAGTACTTCAACTTCGTGGACTACTTCATGGTCAACTTCTGTAAGTACAAGTACAAGTTGGTCAACTGCTGTAA